TGACACTAAATTAGAGGCTTACTCAACTAAAGATGTTGCTGATGGCTTATATGATGCTAAAGGTGCTGCTGCAGCTGCTGAACAAGCTGCTAAAGATTATGCAGATGACTTAAAAGACTCAATTTTAGGTGAAGGTATTTCTAAAACTTTCGACACATTAAAAGAAATCCAAACATGGATTGAGGGTGATGGTGTTAACGCTACAGAATTATCACAAGCTATTGCTGCTGAAACTTCTGCAAGAGAATCTGCTGATGCTGCTTTACAAAAAGCTATTGATGGTCTTAAGGCACAAACCATACTCACAGTAATAAAGCATTATTAGATACTTATACCCAAACAGAAGTTATTTAGCTGATGCTGTAAGTAAGAAACATAGTCACAGCAATAAAACTGTACTTGATGGAATTACTGCTGCAAAAGTAACTGCATGGGATGCTGCTGAACAAAATGCTAAAACTTACGCTGAAGAAAAAGCTTCTGCTGCACAAACTGCTGCTGAAGGTACAGCTAAATCTTATGCTGATGGCTTAATTGCTGACTTAGATGTAACTGTTACTGGAATGGGTGCTGGTAAAACTATCGCAACCTTAACAGAAGCTAATGGTAAGATTGCTGCTACTTTCCAGGATATTAAGATTACTAAATCTCAAGTAACTGATTTTGGTAGTTATGATGCAGCTGGTACTGCTCAAACAAAAGCAGATGCTGCATTAGCTAGTGCTAAAACTTATACTAATACAGAAGTTAATAAAGTTAAATCTACTGTATCTGGTTTAACTATGGATGATATTGGATCAGGTACTAACGCTGTTGTATGGGTATTTGATTGCGGTACATCTACTACAGTTATGTAATAAATAAAACTGTATAAATAATAAAAGAAAGCCTTATTTAGAGAGGAGGAACTCAAACTTCCTCCTCTCTATTTTAATTTAAGAAGGGGTAACTCACATGCCTAAAATTATAACACAACATAGACGTGGAACAACTGAAGAATGGTTAGCCTCTGATGTAAAACCAAAAGCTGGTGAGCTCGTTATTGAAGAAACTGATCAGTGTATATCTAGAACAATTATAGATACTGAAACATCAGCTGAAACAACTGTAGATACTTAGGTTATCAAGGTTAAAATCGGTGATGGGGAACATTATTTCGCAGACCTTCCATATGTAACTTCGCAATCAGATAAAAATATCGAGCTTTTAACAAAAGAAATAAATGATATAATTAAAGCTGATACTGAGAATTCTGATAACACATATCATGCTAGCGAACTTAAAGATATAAGAATCGGTTATGATGGTATCGAACATGATACTGCTGGTGATGCTGTTAGAGCTATTGGCGAAGATGTTTCAAGCTTGAGAGGTAGCTTACAAAAATTTATAAATGCTGATGCGGTTGATGGGTTATTCTACGAAGACAGCAAGCTGTATTTGACAGCTGATGGCGTAATCGTATCGGATCCAGTAACTATTGTTGGAGGCTCTGGCGGAGGTGGTGGAACATCTAGCTCAATAAATATAAAATTAAAGAGCTTAAATGATTCTAATACATTCTCAGTAACAGAAGATAGTGCTGTAAATTTGAAATTTAATTTTATATCTGAAGAAGATGGCGAATCTACAGGCGAAGGTACTTGTATAATCATGGTAAATGGCTTACAGAAGAAACGCTATTCTATACCTCAGGGCGATAATACTTTAGATGTAACTAGTTATCTAGCACCAGGTGATAACTCAATTAAAATAACCTGCTCAGATATCTATGGTAATTCTAGAACTTTAGTATACTCAATAACTGTAATTGAGTTAGAATTATCTTCTACATTTAACCCTTATGTTCCTTATAGTTCAGATATAGATTTTAGATATAAAGCTGTTGGTCTAGTAACTAAAACAGTGCATTTTGAAATAGATGGAACTGCAGTTGGAAAAGCTACATTATCAGAAAGTTCTTCTGGTAAAGAAACAAAACAGGTAATTTCTGTAGCAAACTTATCTCATGGTGTACATAGATTAGATGTTTATGCTACAGCTGACCTTGATGGGTCTCCAGTAGAAAGTAATCATTTAATTTACGATGTGCTAATAACAGTAGATCAAGAAACAGCTCCTATGATAGCATCTATTTATGAAACAAAACAGATAAATGAGGGTGATATGGTATCTATTCCATACCTCGTTTATGATCCAAATGATGCTATCTGCAATGTAACTCTAGAAATAACTTATATAGAAAACGGTGAAACAAAACTCTATAGTTCAAAAAATGTAGAAGTAGATCAATCTCTACAAACCTGGGCTACTAGAGATTATCCAGCTAAAAATTCTGTAATCTTTTCTATTAAATACGAAAATTTAGTAAAGAGTCATACTGTAAAAGTTGTTGAAAGTAATATTAAAGTTTCTGCTGAAGAAGGTGCTTCCTTATTCTTAAGCGCTAAGGGTAGAAGCAATAATGAAGCTAATCCGAATGTTTGGGAATACACTAACCCAGAAACTAATAACACTATAACTACAGATTTCAATGATTTTAACTGGTCATCAAACGGCTGGGTTTTAGATGATAATAAAGACACTTGCTTAAGAATAAATGGTGGTGCTACTGCTGTTGTTAATTTAAGTCCTTTTGCAAATCTAGATGATCAACTTAATATTTATGGTAAAACAATTGAGTTTGAATTTGCAGTTAGAGATGTTAATGACCGTGAAACTGTAATTATAGATTGCTCTACAACTAAAGATGTTACTTATGATAAGACTGAAGAAGATGCAGAAGGTAACAAAACTACTACAACTGTAACAGAAAAGCGAACAATTGGTATAAAAGCTACAGCAGATACTGCTATGCTAGGTACAGCTTTAGATCAAGTAACTTGCAATTACAGAGAAAGTAAAAAAGATGATCTTGAAAAAATAAGAATATCTTTTGTAATTGATAGTAAAGTTGCTGGTTCAGATAGATTTATCTATTCTTATTTAAATGGTGTTTTATCTAGCGTATTTAGATATACTGAGCAAGATAGCTTTAACTCAAATACAGCTATAAAGCTCGGTGACGTTGGTTGTACTTTAGATTTATATACTATTCGAGTATATAACAAAGCTTTAACTGCTAAAGAAATACTTAATAACTATATAGCAGATACTACAGATATCGGTACTAAACTTGAGGTTTATGCTGATAATGATATATATGATAAATATGGAAATCTTTCTTATGAAAAATTAAAAGGAAAGATACCTACTATCACCTTTATCGGAAAAATGCCTGCATATAAAGGTGATAAGAGAATCGTTAAGATGGATTTTGAAAATCCGTTTGATAAGTCTAAAAATTTCAGTAATGTGTATGGTGGACCTATTGATGTGCAAATTGATGTTCAAGGTACATCTTCGCAATATTATGTTCGTAAAAACTGGAAAATAAAACTTGGTTACGATTCTGAGGGTAATAAGGTTAAAAATTTCCCTGCTTATCAACACATGGACAACGAATTACCAGCTAAAGTATTCTGTATCAAAGTAGACTATGCAGAAGGTACTGGTACTCATAACACCCAAAACGCTAACTTTGTAGAAACTTTATATTATAATAAAATACCTGCTCAATATGATACACCTGAAGTGCGTACAACAATCACAGGTTTCCCTTGCGTAATATTTGAGAGAGCTGATTTCGATAGCGAGCCTGTTTTCTCTTCTAAAGGTAATTTTAACTTCGATAAGGGTGCAGAAGACGCATTTGGCTTTAATAGTGATTATGATGTAGAATGCTGGGAATTCTGTAACAATACATCTAAACCATGTAATTTCTTAGGTGAAATTGATTCTTCTAAAAATTGGTTAGATGATTTCGAGCCTAGATACACACCATATGATTTTGATAGACTCGAAGAATTAGAAGATTTGCAAGAAGAAGCAAGTAAAGAAAATGCTACTGCTGTTATTACACCAGATGAGCAATCTGAGCTTGCAACTTTGAGATATAACATGATTGCAAGATTTAAGAAAATGCATGATTGGGTTGTATCTACAAAAGATAATATCCAAAAATTCAAAGACGAATTCACTGATTATTTTGATTTGCATTATTGCTTAATATATTATATTTACACATTTGTTGCTCTCATGGTTGACCAACGTGCTAAAAACATGTTTTTAACTTATTGGGCTGAGCGCATAACTGTAAATGATGATGGCTATTGGCAAATAAGTGGTGTTGATACTGAGTATTATGCTGGTAACTATGATGGTATAAAAGTTAAAGATAATACATGGTATGTAATACCTAAAGGTGAGTCTGAGAATCAAGATGCTTGGATACAGGTTTTAATAGATAATAAACCTGTTATAGCTGGTCATTGGTATCCATATTTCTACGATAACGATACCTCTTGGGGTATTAATAACACTGGTTATTTAGTATTTGATTACTATCACGAAGATATTGATACTTATGGATCAGGTGTTAACGTATACAATGGTCAAAATTCTACATTATGGGTTAACTTTAGACAGGCATTTGGCGCTGAAATTGCTGAAATGTATGCTAAACTCAGAAGTGATGAAAAAATTACTTATGATGCTATTGTTAATCAGATTATTGAAGATGGCTCAAGTAGATTTAGCGCTTCTATATATAATGAAGATGCTGAGTATAAATATTTATCTATGGCTAGATATATTGATGAAGACACTGCTGTAAACACTTCTAACTTATATCAGGTTAAAGGTAATGGTGAGCATCACTTAAAATATTTTGTAGAAAACAGAATTAAATATTGTGATAGTAAGTGGGATACAGCTGATTATAAAGCAGACAACTACATTGATTTACGTGTTAATACACCACCTTCTACTGAGAGCACAACTCAAGTAGTTCCACCTAGTCCTTTAATTACCATTAAACCTTATTCTGATATGTATTGCAGAATCAAGTATGGTTCCTCACTTTCTGGACCTTTTAGATTAACAGCAAACGAAGAGAAAACTTTTGGTGATGGAATTGCAATCACTTCAAATGATACTGAAACACAAATCTTCGGTGCTAGTGAAATAACTGACTTAGGTGATTTATCGCCTTTATATTGTCAACGTTGTTATATATCTGCTGCAACAAAACTTACTAGATTGCAGTTAGGTAATAGAACAAAAGGTTATTATAATAATAACTTAACAGAATTAGATTTTGGTAGTAATACACTATTAAAATATGTAGATATCAGTAATTGCTCAGGTTTAACTGGCTCTATTGATATTAGTGCATGTCCTAATATTGAAGAAGTTTATGCTCATGGTACTAAAATATCGAGTGTAAGTTTACCTGCAGCTGGTTATTTGCAAAAATTATACTTACCTGAAACTTTGGTAGATTTTACTTTAAAAAATCAGCATAAGATAACTACTGAAAATGTTATCATTGGATCAGAAGACGCTATTAATTGTTCGAACATAACAAAATTAACTATAGCAAATTGTCCTAATCTAGATGCTACTAGCATATTTAGAGCTTGCTTAAATTCTGATTTAACAACAAATTTAACTAACGTATATATAACTGGTATAGATTGGACTATAAATGATTGGTCTGATTTGAGAAAACTTTATGCTCCAAAAGCATCTAGTATAGAAGCTGGTGATTATTATGTTGGTGAAAATGGAAATTACTGGAAGAAGAGCTATGCAGAAGGTATTAGCGATACTGATACTGGTATTGTATCTGATGCTGGAACAGGTTATGGCTTAAAAGGTCTTGACTTGCAAGGTAACTCAATAGATTACCTAAATATTGTTGGTAAGTGTACAATAAATCAAGACATGAGCGGCGAAAACATGGCGGAACTTGCTAAATATCTCCCTTATGTAGAATTTGTTATTGGTGAAGAATATAAGCTTACTTCTGTTGTTACTTTCAAAGATAACAGTGGTAACACATTGCATGTAGAAACAATTGAAACCAACTATACAAAAGACATTACATGTCCAGATCCAACTGAAAATGTATTAGAGATACCTACTAGAGAAAGCACTTTAGTTTATGATTATGTATTTGCTGGTTGGAGTAGAAACAATTCTTATAATGCGTTACCTCAAGCTGATGCTTTAATAAACATATTAGGTAACAGAACCCTTTATCCTGCTTTTACATCTATTCTAAGAAAATATCCAGTAGAATTTTACAATCAAGAAACTTTCTTAGAAAGAATTGAGAATGTACCTTTCTATGATACTGCTGTTTATAGCGGAGAAGAGCCACTTAAATATCCAGAAGATGCAGATAAGTCTGAGTATTATCCATTTGCTGGTTGGCTTCCTGCCCCAACAGTTGTAGAAGATGAGATATCTGATGATGGTGTTGTAAAATGCTACGCTCAATTTAAAACAATTGATGAGCAATGGGAAATTCCAACTTTAGCTGAAATTACTTATACTAGAGATGATTCTGCTAAAACGCTTCAAATTACTGGTAGAGATACTGATTGGAGCGATCAACCTAATGTATTTGTTTCTTTAGATTCTACTTTTACAGTAGAAGATAAGGGTGAGTATTCTATAACTGAGATTGGTGGTTTCCATGATTTCGCAGATTTATAGCTTATTAAATTACCTGATACTTTACAAAAATTAAATAATGTTAAAGTAGAAGAAAATGGTTTAGAAGTTTATAAAGGAACTTTCCAAAACTGTCCTAAATTACAAAATGCTGTTATTCCTGAAAACGTAACACATGTTGGACCTTTAACATATGCTTATAACACTGGTTTGAAAAAAGTAGAATATAGAGCTAAAAATGCTTCTGCTTCAGAATGTACTTATGGAGCAAGTCCATTTAGAGGTTCGAAATCAGAAAGCGGTTTCGAGTTAACTATTGGAAAAGATGTTGAGGTTATTCCTGACTACATGTTCCATGAATATTCGCCAGCTGAAACTTTAAGCACTATAAATAACATAGAATGGGAAGAAGATAGCAAATGCACAAAAATTGGTAAATATGCATTCTCGAGATCAAATATAAAACATTTATCGCTTCCAACTAGCCTTACTTACATAGACTCAAATGCTTTCGAAGTAAATGATTCTATAGAAGAATTAAGTTTCCCAGAAACAGTTAATGGTTTATATTTAGGTCCTAATGCTTTCACTAGATGGTCAAAACTCAAGAAGTTGCATATTTCTTCGAGCATAACTAATATTTAGGATATCACATTTGCTCAATTACCTGCGTTAGAAGAAATCACTTCTGATAACTCAAGATATTAGATATTAAATGGCTGCTTAGTTGATACTGAAAATACTGATGGTTACACGCTTATGAAAGCATGTCTTTCTGGTAAAGTTAATGGTTCTATTAAAAAGATAGGATCGAATGCTTTTGACTCATTACCAATAACTAGTATGGAGATAACTGAGGGTGTTGAAAAGCTAGATAATTATGCATTCTATTTCTGTGGTAATTTAGAGAATGTAACATTACCATCAACTTTAACTTATATAGGATCTCAAGCATTCTATCAATGCTCTAAATTAACTGAGTTATATATTCCTGATGCAGTAACACATATAGGAAGTTATGCTTTAGCTAGAACAAATATTAACTATATAACATTACCTGCAAACTTAAAGAAAATATCTGATAACTTATTTAAATATTCTAATGTTATAGGAATAAACTTTAATGATGGTTGTATAACAGATACTATTGAGAATTAGGCTTTCTCATATTGCTATAAATTATCTTCTATAGCATTACCTAATTCTATAATATCTTTAGGTTACTCTGCATTTGAGGAAGATTATAATTTAACTTCTATCAAACTATCAGAAGGTATAACAAAAATACATCCTAAAACTTTCAAAAATACTGGTATAACAGAAATTCGAATTCCAGATTCTGTAACAGAATTTACTAGCACAGAAGATGGATCAGAATCTCAATATGGTGCTTTCCATAACTGTGTGAAATTAAGAAAAGTTTACTTAGGTGCAAATACTAGAATATTATCACCTTATACTTTTGTTGGTTGCGATAATATTGAAATACATACACCTTTAGTCGAAGCTGACCTACCAGAAGGCTGGGCTACAGGTTGGGGAGCAACTAATTATAATGTTATATTCGAATCTACGGGAGAATAATTATGTATAAAGTTATTTATAAAAATTATATAATTGATGTTTTAACTGATGTTAAATATCTTCGCTACATAACTAAAACTAGTAGGTTCACTAGAACAGATAAAACTAGTGCAGATGCATGCTATGCTTCGGATAACAAAACAATCTATTTGCTTCAGGGTAGAAGATGCCCTGAAGCAATTGGATATAAAGTTGTTAGATTATTTGAAATAACTAACTCAGAATATGAAAATATAAAGCATCTTATTAAAAAAGACTTTATTGTTTACTCTGATCCAGGTGTATTAGAAAAAACAAAAGAAGATAAGCTTAAGGAATTGAGTGAAGCCTGCAATAAAGCTATAACAGATGGTGTTAAAGTTTTATTTGATGATAATAGATATCATGATTTTAAGTTAACAGTAGAAGATCAATTAAATTTAGTTATGTTAGAAAAACAAATAGAAGCTGGAGCAAAACAAGTGGTCTACCATGAGACAAATTAGATTTGTAAACTATTTTCAGCTGAAAACATTGCTAAATTAATTAGTACGGCAAATAAACATAAACATTATCACACAACATATTATAACTTACTTAAAGGATATATTAAGAGTTGTTTTTCTGTTGAGAGAGTAAATGAAATAACTTATGGGATAGACCTTAAAACATTAAATATCGATAAAGAGTTATTGAAATTATTGGGAGATTAATTATGGCTACAAAAATAATATTAACTCATGATATCGAAGCTAATTGGAATATCGATAAGAGTAATGTTTAGACTTTAGAACCAGGTAGAGTTATTATATATGACTCAGAAGTTTCTAAAGACGCTACTGGTAATGACATTATAGCTAAATTACCAGAAGGTCGAGCTAAACCATATAAACATGCTAGAATTAAAATTGGGGATGGCGTAACACCCATCTCTGATTTACCATTTGCGACAGACGCTGCTATAGAAGATTATTTTCAAGCAGAAAAGGGTATTATATATGCAGATGGTGGAAGAATATAAAAATAAAGAACAGTTAGAGTTGGAATTGATACTTTAACTAAGTTCCTAAATTTTGGAAAGATAAATTGAAAGGAGCTAAAAATGGCGCAAAGAGAAATTAAGACTCGTGTCATAAATAAACATGACACAGCAGCTAACTGGAATAATGCTTCGTCTTTCATACCGAAAAAAGGTGAGCTTATTATCTATGATACAGATAGTACTCATACCTATGAAAGATTTAAGATTGGTGATGGTGAAACTAACGTAGTAGAATTACCTTTTGCTACAGCAGGCGAAGCTGATAAATTAAAAACAGCTAGAACGATTTCACTCACAGGTGATGTAACTGGTAGTACTACCTTCGATGGTAGTGGTAATGTTTCGATAACAGCTACTGTTGCAGATAACTCACATAATCACACCAATTATGTAAACCAAAATGCTTTTAGCAATGTAAAAGTTGGTTCTACTACAGTTGCTGCTGATACTACTACTGATACTTTAGAATTAGTAGCTGGAAGCAATATTACAATAACACCTGATGCAACAAATGATAAAATTACTATTGCAGCTACAGATACTGTTTATACACACCCTACACATACTGCAGCTGCAAGCGGTTTATATAAAGTAACAGTAGATAATAAAGGTCATGTAACTGGTACTTCTGCTGTTGCTAAATCTGATATAACTTCTTTAGGTATTCCAGCTCAAGATACAACTTCTTTTACTATCACAGCTGCTGCTAGCGATGATGATGTTGTTGTACTTAGTGGAACAAATGGTACAAATAAAGTTACTTATAGCGCTAGCCATGCTACAAAAGGTCCAAGCACAACTGCAAGTACAACAAAAGGTGCTACTGCTGATGTAACCGTAACAGCTGGTGCAGGAGCTAAAACAATAAAAGTTCCTAAAGTAACAGTAGATAAATATGGTCACACAACTGGGTTGACTGAGTAGACTTTATCTATCACAGTACCTGCTACACCTACAGCATTAAAAAATCCTAATGCTATAACTATCGGTGGAAAAACTTATGATGGTAGCTCTGCTGTATCTGTAACAGCTGCAGATTTAGGTATTGATAATGCATTACACTTTATCGGTACAACTACAACAGGAATTTCTGATAATTCTACGACAGCGTCTGTTACTATTGATGGTGCTAGCCATACTGCAATAGCTGGTGATGTTGTTTTATATAGCAATAATGAGTACGTATTTGATGGAAGTAAATGGTTAGAATTAGGTGATGGATCAAGCCACGCCTTAAAAACTGTAACAATCACAGCTGGTAATGGTTTGACTGGCGGTGGTGATCTTAGCACTAATAGAACATTAGCTGTTGGTGCTGGTAATGGTATCACTGTTGCCGCTGATAGCGTTTCAGCGAAAGCCGGTAATGGTATTACTGTAGACTCTACTGGTATTAATCACGCAGATACCTCATCACAAGCAAGCGTAACAGCAAGCGGCAGAAAATATGTTACAGGTGTTACACTCGATACATATGGACACGTTACAGGCTTAACTACAGGAACAGAAACTGTTACAGATACAGGTGCTACTAGTATAACAACAAGCGGCGATGGTAATGCGGTGACGAGCGGTTCTTATGACAGCTCAACTAGAAAAATAACTTTAACTAAAGGTAATTCATTCTTACCACTTTCCGGTGGTTCATTGGATACTAATGCAAAAATCAAGCTTAATACTTATGGAAGACGTTTCTTGGAAATTAGTGGTAACAATATTACTGCTGATATGAGTAATGAAACTGGCGGTTGGGCAGGTAGTTTTGCTGCAGTAAAAGATCCTGCAGGTGATACGACTACAATGCTTGGTTGGTATGGAAACGCTTCAGGATTAAATAATATCTATATGGGTGGTACTTATAGCGATCCATATATGAGCATGACAAAAGCTGGTCAGTTTAGTTTTAAAAATAGACCTACTATTGATGGTGTTGCAGTTGCATTACAGGGTGAAGTAACTGGACCAACCGGTCCTACAGGAAGTACTGGTGCGACTGGCCCTACTGGCCCTGCGGGTGGTACTGGTGGAACTGGTCCTCAAGGACCCACTGGTGCGACTGGTCCTGCTGTTGCTTATTATGCTACCGGTACTAGCAGTAGTACATCTGCTGCATGCGTAGCTTCATGCTCAGGATTTTCTTTAGCAACTGGTAGAGTTGTTGCTGTTAAATTATGCACAGCACATAGTAGCGGAACTATGACTTTAGATGTAAATAGTACTGGTGCAAAATCATGTTAGTATGGTGGCTCAACTACTATTCCTGCTCTTGATGTTAATAAAGTTTATCAATTTGTATACGGTGGAAGTTATTATCAATTAATTGGTGAAATCGATACTGATTCTAATAGCGATACAAAAGTTAGCTATGTATCAACAACAACTTCTGCCGAATATCCATTAATATTTAAATACTCAACAGGTACGACTACAACAGCTGCTAATGTTAGATTTAATAGCGCAATAACAATTAATCCATCTACAGGTAAACTAACAGGTGTTGTTATTGATGACGGCGAACTTTAATAAAAATTAAATATACAGATAGGGGTCTATTATATGGTAACAATTTCAAATAATGGATTCATATCACTTACACGGGGTGATTCTTTCTCAGTTCCTTTATTTATTAATATGGGAACTGGGATGGCTCCAGTTAGATATAGTCTGTTGGAACATCCCGAAACAGAAATTTATTTAGGTGTTATGGAGCCAAATCAGCCTTTTGAAAAGGCTTTAATAAGAAAAAAATATACATACGAATCGAGATTTAATGAGAATGGTGATTTAATGATCGATTTTACTGGTACAGATACAGAATATTTAGTTCCAGGAAAATACTTTTACCAAATTAAAGCTAAATTTATAGATAAAGAAACTGGAATTAATGTGGATACAATAGTATCTAAAAAACAATTTATAGTAAGAGACTGAGGAATCTAAATATGGATTATATTTACGGTGAAATAAGCAAATCAGTGCAAAAAGTCACATACACAGGTGTTCAGTCAGATACTGCTAATGTACTAATAGATAATGACAATAACACAATAAAGGTTGACGTAAATAAATTTTCATTCGATTCTTTAGATATACCACTTCCTGAAGAAGATGGAATTTATTTATTAAGAGCAACTATAAAAAATGGAAAAGCAGTTTATGACTGGGTATCTGAACATAGATATTTATGTACATTACCAATAGCTGGTCAAGATACGATTAGCAGTGGTACAGTAATAGCTGGAAATGTGGTGACAGGGGATTAAAATAAATGGCAACAAAAATCGAATATACAAATACAAATATATACGAACAATACGAGCCTATAATCTGGAAGGATAACGAAACGCCATTAAACTCTGAAAACTTAAATCATATTGAGCAGGGTATTTCTAACGTTTCTAAAGTTGTTCTTAATTATTATAGTAGAACTGTTGATCTAGAATCAGAAGTCTTTGTAGTAGTAGAAGAAAATGGTTTATTGCAACCTAAATCAGAAATTAAATTATTAAGATCTGATGTTACTGCTCTTCAAAAAGATTTAGGCGAAGTTCATAACGCACTTTTAGTAGAAATGATAGATTCGAAAGGTAATGCTGAAATGGTGCAGCTCGGCGAAGCTGTTAGAGAATTACTTATCGAATTTGCTAGCATTTTAACTGAGTTAGATAGAATTGAAGAGGTTAAAGGTCTTCAAGATGAAATAAAAAACACAACTGCAGGTTTAACAGAAGAAGAAATAATCAGAAGAAACGCTGATAACGAAATTAACGCTAAAATAGCTGAATTAGAAGCAGCTTTAGGTACTTCTGGAACTAATACAACTGCTAAATTTGCGGAAATAGAGGAAGCTTATAAAGCAGCAGATGCAGAGTTATCTAAGAAAGTTTAGGATGAAATTCAACCAAAAATTGATCAAGTAAGTGCTGATGTTGCTACATTAAGTACCACTCACGAAGCAGATAAAACAGCTCAAGCTTCTATTGATGCTACTCAAGATAGTAAAATAGGTGTATTAGAAACATCAATAAAAACTAAAGCAGATAAAGCTACAACTTTAGCTGGTTATGGAATTACAGATGCATATACATAGGTAGAAGTAAATAGCTTTATCGATATTATTAATGAAAATTTAATAGATAATTACGCTACAAAAGAAAATGTAAGCGAAGAAATAGATAAAATAGATTTAAGTCCATACGCTACTAAAGAAGCTTTAACTTTAAGTACTACCATAACAGAAGATTTAGTTACTACTACTGGTGTTGGAACGCTTCCAGCAGGTACAAATCTTAAAGGTATGACTTTGATAGATGTAATTAAAAAATTACTTTGTCAAAATTTAGGTGTAGCTACTTATCCAACTTTCACAGAGCCTTCTATAAATGTTGTCTTAGATGAAACAACAGCCATATATGGTACATCTTTCACCACTACAGGTCATGTCACAGCTAATAGAGGTTTAATTAATCCAGCATATTCTGTTGGTGGAAGCGCTTATAGAGCTGGTGAAGTTATTAAATATACTGTTAACGGTGAAGATCAAGTTTCTAACGAACTAACTTATGATTTCAATCTTACTATTGATAAAGTCGAAGCTGGAATAAATGAAGTCAAAGTATCTGTTACGTTTGCTCAAGGTCCTCAGCCATTAGATAGTAATGGTGTTAATTATGATAGTCCATATCCAGAAACAACTATAGAAGAAATTTTAACAGTAAATGGTTTAGTTATGGCTTATAGTGGGTCGAGTGGAGATTCTGTAAGTCAAAATTCTACAGAAATTATAACTGATGATACTGCTTATAATAAATCTGGTTTCTTCGAAGTTGCTGACGAATCTGGTAATGTAACAGAATCTGGTTATCAAAGCGTTGTTCCTGCTGTAGAAGTAGATCCTGAAACTTATGCACCTTTAGCTGGATAGGTTGTATTAATCCCAGAATCTCAAAAGCTTATTGGAATTAAGTATTGGGATGAATTAGGTCAAGCATGGAGCTGGTATGGTAATATATCTGCAGAAGATTCTTTGACTCACGAATGGAAAAATGTTGGAACATAGGAAATAGAAATAACAGAAGGAACTAGTGTTACTTATACAAAATATGAATTTGATATATCAGATCCATACGCTGTATTTGGCGCAGAATCTTACTGGAGATTTGTAATAGAATAAGGAGAATTATATAGATGGCTATAAATACAGCTAAAGGTTCGATGACTCAATATGCTTATACTAAAGCTGGTCCTTTCGATTCTAAAATGTTAGTTAAAACAAAAGCTGAATTAACGCAAGCAGCTACCTGGATTCCTCAAGGTGGGTCTATGCCAGTCCATTATGCTGGAATGATTGTTTCAGTTAATGCTGATACTGTTACTGAGAATAATGGTATTTATATTCTTAAAAATGCAGCTTTTAGTAATGAGAGCAATTGGGTAAAATTATGCGATTTAGATGCTTTAGATGCTTTAAAAGCAGAATTAGAAGAAAAAATCGCAAACGAAGCTGGTCAAAAAGGTGATCAAGGTGATCCTGGTAAATCAGCTTACCAAATATGGGTAGAAGCTGGAAATGAAGGCAATGAAGAAGCATTTTTAGCTAGTTTAATCGGTGCACAAGGCCCTCAAGGTGAAACAGGACCTCAAGGCGAACAAGGCCCTCAAGGTGTGCAAGGTGAGCAAGGTATTCAAGGTGAAACAGGACCAACAGGTCCAACTGGACCTCAAGGCCCTAAAGGTGATACTGGTGCAACTGGACCTCAAGGTGATATTGGTCCTACAGGTCCTCAAGGTCCTACTGGTGACAAAGGTGAAAAGGGTGAACCTGGCGTATCTAGCATTAAATTATCGGATATAAAATCAGATTGGTCTACTGTTATTGCTGGAGATATTTATTTAACCCAAAAAGTTAACGAATTTACAACATTAACTGGTGAGCAAAACGCAGTTGGTGTTATGGTTATCGTTAGAGCAATTGATGCTGATAATCAAGCTAATTCTCAAGTTGATTATATCGGTAAACTTACTGGTGAGCAAGGTCCTAAAGGTGATAAAGGCGATAAGGGTGATATAGGCCCTCAAGGTCCTACTGGCGCTCAAGGTCCTAAGGGTGAACAAGGAACAGGTGTTAATATAAAAGCATCAGAAACTGATTGTACTGAACTTGGTGATGCCTATATTGATTCCGAAGGTAATATCCAAATTGTAACATCTGTTAGCCCTAAATATTTCACAAATGGTGGTCAAGTTAAAGGTCCTAAAGGCGATAAGGGTGATAAAGGTGATAAAGGCGACACTGGTGCACAAGGCCCCACTGGTCCTGCAGGAAGTGACGCAACAGTTACAAAAGAAGCAGTAGAAAATGTTTTAACTGGAATTATCACAACTCACGAACATTATGATGATAAAATTAAATTATCAGCTGATATTTGGACTGATAAGACTATTGGTCATATAGAAGGTACAGCTAACGCACCTAAGAAAGTTGCTAGTAAAGATGATACCTTAAAAACATTATTTACTAACATATTTGGTACTGTAGAAGATGATAGTACTGATTTGGTGCATGCACCAACTATAACTAAAGTTTCTATTGGAAGTTCTTCTTATGAGTATGGTACTAAATTAACAACCTTACCAGTAACTATTAGCAAAAAATCAGGTTATTATGAGTATGGACCTACTGTTGCTGATCCTAGCTGGACTTTCAGCGGTACTGTAACTGGTTTTTCTGGAGCAACTTTTGATGGTTCAAAAATAACATTAAATGGCAACTTTGTTGTTGGTCAAACTTCTTCTTTAAAGTTGGATGTTTCTGGATCTTATACATACCTTAGCACAATAAAGACTGCTACAACAAAGATGGGTAATGCTACTGATCAAAAACTTGTATCAGGCACTACTAGTGGATCAGGAACATTTAATCCTACAGGTGTTAAATATGTTTACTGGGCTACATCAACAACAACTGCAACACCAACTTCTTGGAAAAAATACAGTACTGGTACAACATCAATAACAGATTTACAATTATCATGTAAAGCTAATGAATATATTTGGGTGGCTTGCACAGATAATAAAACTAACTTCTATGCATGGAACGATGCTAGCGGTAAGTATAATACAGATCCATTACCTACAACAAAAACTGGTACAGCATCTATAGTAAATGCACAGGAAGCTTCTGTTAGTGGATATTATTTATATCGTACAACAAACGCTATGCTTCAAGCAGTAGATACTAAATTTAAGTTAGCATAAGGAGAAATAAGAAATGGCAAGTAATGTAATTAATTCAGGTTTAAACCTTATGAATACTGCATATAATGGTGCTGGTGGTATAGTTTTATCAGGTGATGCAGTTAAAGGTGGTTATTTTGTAACTGACACTATTGCGAATATTCCTTCTTGGTCTAATGTTGAAGGTACTTTATGCTATTGTACAGGTGATTCTAAATTCTATCAATACGATGGATCTAATTGGAAAGAAGCAGCTTTTTCAGGTAGCAATGGTTCAGGTATTTCTACTGTAAATAGTAAACAATATTCTGGTGGTATTTTTACTCCAATAAATTATCCTTCTGATACCACTGTAAAAGGTGGTGGTTATTTAGCTACATCTGTATTTGCTGATGATGGTGCAACTTCATATAATAGTTCTGAATTTATTAAACCACGTGGTATAAGTGTAAATGGCGCAGAAGCTAGTGCTGATAGTACTAACTATTATAGACCAGTTATTGCTAAAGCTGATGGATCTATTGCTGAATTACCAGACTTAACTATTTATGCACCTGTTGCAGCTGGTAAGGAAGGTGAATTTGTTGTTGCTGACGAAAATGGTAAAGCTGTTTGGTCTAACGTGACAAAAGAAACAATTGGCTTAGATAAAGTAGAAAATAAATCTGCAACTGATTTAAAATCTGAGTTTAAAGGTACTATAGCAGCTGGTGATACTGGTTTTACAACTGGCGGTGATGTTTATACTAAATTAAATGAAAAAGCTAATACATCACATAGTCACGCTGCTTCTGACATAACATCAGGTACATTAGCTATAGATAGAATTCCTACAGGTACTAGCAGCACAACTGTAGCTATTGGTAATCATGGTCACGATAGTGTATATTCAAAATTAGGACACACTCATACAGGACATTCAGGCGAAGCTACTGGTACAGCTAAAAAAGTTTGGACCTATACTGGCGATGGTAAATATGCTTGGACTTCTGGCTATGTAGATGATGGTGATTTAACTGAATAAAAACCTGTATAATATTATGCAGATACTGTAAGCAAGCAGAAATTTCTGCTTGCTTTTCTTTTTACTGGGAGGTTATATGAAAACTTTTAACTCATATAAAGATGTAAAAATTTGCTGTTATGCTATGTGTGCTAGTGAGCCAGAAGCCTTTATAGATAGATGGCTCGAAAGTATGAAAGGTGCTGATTGGATAACTGTTTTAGTTACCAAAGCTAATGATCCAAATTATGCTTATTTTAAACAAAAACAACAACTACCAGAATTCGCAAATAAGCTTATTGTAGAAGAAAAAGCCATATCACCATGGCGTTTTGATACAGCTAGAAATGAAAGTATGAAACTAATACCTAAGGAAGCAGATGCTCTTATTTGCACTGATATTGATGAAATTCTTATAGAAGATTTTTGGGATGATTATAGAAAATGTGTTTTTGAGCATCCTAATTTTGAGAGAATATATTATCAATATGCATGGTCTCATGATGAAACTACTGGTGATCCTAAATGGTATTTTTGGTATGATAAAACGCATCAAAATGGTGGTTGGTTTTGGGATTATCCAGTCCATGAGTCCTTGAAATGTCCTGAAATAGAAAAATATGGTTACATAGGAACATATTATCTAGATTCTAATAAAATATATTTGCATCATTATCCAGATACTACAAAAAGTAGAAGTAGTTATTTAGGTTTATTAGAAATGCGAGCTAAAGAATATCCAGAAGATATGTATGGTTTATATTATCTGCAAAGGGAGTATTCTTTTATAGATGATTACGAGAGTGCACTTAAAACAGCTGTTCAACTGTATGTTCGACTTCTTAAAAATAATCCAAATGCAGAAGAATTAGAAGCTAGAGATGATATGATGATGCTATCAGGAACATGCGTTTCTATAGGTGATTATTTCTTACAATTTAACATGAAAGAAGATGCTGAATTATTCTATAAAAAAGCTATGATTCATGATCCTGGTTTTAGAGATAGTTATATAAAACTAGCACAAATGTATGCATATTGTGGTAGATATTCTGATTGTTATTCGATTTTAGATATAATGGATATAAACTCTGTTTATAGAGTTGATTGGCGTTTAGTTTCATATTATTGGCGAGATTGGAAGCGTTATCAGATTTTAGCTGATGCTAAATGTTGGGAAGGTGACTTAAAAGAAGCTGGAAGATACTTTAATCTAGCTCTTGCAGATATAAAAACTGATGATGATAGAAAAGATGCTAGCGAAGAAGGTTTTTATAATGACTATCAGTGGTACTTAATTAATAAAGGTAAAGCATAAATGAGAATTATTGTTTATACAATTATGAAAAATGAGTTAAAAAACATAGAATCATGGCTCGAAAACATAAAAGATGCTGATGGAATCTATGTTCTAGATACTGGCTCAACAGATGGTAGCTATGAAAAAATGCTTGAAATGAAAGCTATGTATCCACAACTGCATGTTGAACAGAATATTTATGATGAGTTCCGATTCGATACCGCTAGAAATGATAACTTATCTATGGTTCCAAATATGGATGATGTGATATGCTGGACTATAGATCTAGATGAAAGATTCTGTAATGATTGGTATAATAAGACTAAAAAAGCTGTTGAGGATAATCCTGGTTTTTATAAACTAACTTATTGGTATGCTTGCAGACATGATGATTACGGAAATGTAACTGATAAACATATTTATGATAAATGTCATCAAAGAATTGGTGCTAATTGGTCTAGACCTATACATGAAATTTTAACTTACGGTGACTATGAAAATATTTATGATAAGGGTAATATTATGATAGATGAGTCAGAAATATTTGTACATCACTATCAAAATCTTGAAACAGATAGGGGTCCTCAATATATTAATTTACTTAAATCTAGAATAGAATCAGATAAATATGATATAGAAGCTATGCATCATCTAACAACAGAGTATACTAAATTAGGTGATGATTAGGCTTAGTTAGATACGTTATTACTACAATACGCTCGAGGCGTAAGTTGTAAATGTGATTGGTTAGAATGTATTTGTGGTAATATAGCTGGATACTTCGAATCTAGAAATATCTCTGATGCTGAAATGTGGTTTAAGAAAGCTATAGACTATAATCCAAATCTTATAACTTATTATATCAGATATTCTCAATATTTATCTTATAGAAATAGAGCAGATGAAGCTTTAAGAGTTTTAAAAAGCATACCCAGCACGGTTTATGTGCAAGAAGAATGGAAAGAAATTGAGGGGGCTCATACATGGCTTTTAGATGATAGTTACGGGCTAGCTTACTCATGGAAAGGTGATTATGAAACAGCATTAAATTGCTTTAGAAGCGCATATGAGAGAGCTATTGATGCAAACAGTGATTATGGTATTGAAATAACATCAGATCATGTACACTTTTGTGAAGATAAATTAGAAAAAATGGTTGATAAAGCTTATGTAACAATTCTGAGTGATAATTCTTATATAAATGGTGTTGTTGTTTTAGATAGAAGCTTGAAATGTGTAAATAGCAAGTATCCGTTATATTGTATAATTACAGAAGAAGTATCAGAAGAAAATAGAAAAGTATTATCTGACTTAAATATAAAAATAATAGAAAAAGATATACTCATACCTAAAGGTCAAACAGAAGACAATAAAGTTGATGTTGTAGAATCACTTTTGCAATCAGGTTGGCACAAAGCTTTAGTTAAATTACATATATTTGGTTTAACTCAATTTAAAAAGATTGTTTATATAGATTCTGATATTATAGTTAAATAGAATATAGATGATCTTTTCGATAAGCCGCATATGACTGCTTGCTGGGATAGATTTGGTTTTAGCGATCAAGACATTTGTGATTCTAAATCTTTTAATAGTGGCTTATTGGTAGTAGAACCAAATTTAGAAGAATATATATCTATTATAAATTTCTTTAATAATTTTGAAAGCGATGGTGACTTAATACATGATCAGCGAGTTTTGCAAGCTTATTTTAAAGATTGGCCTGATATGTATTAGCTGCATTTAGATGCATGGTGGGCGCCATGGACTACTGCTTTCAATCCAAATTCAGATGAGTATTACTATATGCAGTCTAAAATGAAAACTATGCATATAATAGATACAAAACCATGGCGAGTTTCTAAGCAATATTTTTATAATTTATTTGCTGAGTACCCATGTTATGCTAAGCTGTGTTTAGATTATATAGATATCTTAAATTACACAATTACTGATTTACAACAAAAAGGAATAACTAGTTCAGATCTGAGAATTATAAATTAATTCTCAGATTCTTTTTCAAGTTTTTATCGCTAAATTATAAAGAATAGGTTATCACTTTTGACTTAATATTTTTTAGACTAAATTTAGTTTGTTTTATATGCTAAATTTATTGAACGAGGGTTTTGACCAATGAACAAAGCAAAAGTTATTCTATTTTACATATTATCATGTACCTGGGGTTTTATAATGACCTTTATTGGTGCTGTAGTAGCTCTAAGCTTAATTATATCAGGTCATAAACCAAAACTTTTCCATCATAATATTTATTTCATAGTTGGAGAAGGTTGGGGTGGTCTTGAGTTGGGTCCATTTTTCTTAGTAGGTAAGGGTTCTGGATTACATACAAAATAGCATGAGAGCGGTCATGGTATACAAAATGCAGTGTTTGGCCCACTTATGCCATTTATAGTTTGTTTACCGTCAGCTACTAGATATTGGTTGAGAGAGTAGAAAACACAGAAAGATAAGAAAGAATTTTCAATTATATTATTTGCAGCTGTAGCTCTTTTAGCGATGTTGCTTTGCTTAATACCTATATTATCAGGTCTTTATGTTTGGTTTATTTTACCAGGTTTAATTTTTATTTATGACTTAATCATATTGATATGGTTACTTAAAATAGAAATCCCAAAATATAAGAATGATAAACCTGACTATGATGATATTTGGTTTGAAGGCTAGGCTACTAGATTAGGTGAAAAATACTTTCCAGGTACGATTTAATTTGTAATAATTTGTTGGCAAACTCCTATAATATTTCCGGAGGGTGCGTTTGGAGGAATATATTAATATTATGGGAGATGTAAACATGATTTCCAAAAATTAGGGGGATAGATAAATAATGGCTGAAGTACTTAATTTTTTATCTATTCCAGGCGCAGTAGCTGTTGTAATATTAGGTATTTGGGCTATATTACAAGTCATTGGAGAAATTCTTGAACTTAAAGGAAAAATAGTTCCAGAATTTATGAAAATAAGAAAATTCTTTGCTCGCAAGAAGAAAGAAAAAGCTGACAGAAAGCAAGCTGAGTAGGAAACAGCTCAAACATTGCTTGAAGTGAAACAGTTATTATCTGATGTTAACGCACATTATAATGCTGATAATATCTCTAGGAGAGATTGTTGGATGCATAGTGTTGATGATAATATTCAATGGACACATGAGCGTGCCGCAGTTTATGACAATTCAATTGCTAGCTTAAAAGATGATTTTAGAGAGAATATGGCTATAACTGTTGATCTTTATATTAACTTTAACAGAAATAGAATTTTAGATTTTGCTAGTAAAGTTGCTGATGATAATGCATTAGCTTCAAAAGAAGAATTTAATCGTATTTATAAGATAAATAGAGATTATCATGAAATGCTAGCAAAATATGGTAAAGAAAATGGTGAAGTAGATACAGCTATGACAATCATAAATGAAGCTTATGAGTATAGAATGAGACATCATTCTTTTATAGAGGATATTCGCGGATATCATTGAGATAAATGGAGGTTAGACCGATGAACGAATTAATAATATTTTTCCAAAATTATGGTTTACCAATTACCTTAATAGCTCTTTTAGGGGTAATGGTTTTAGGAATTTTGAAATATTGCAATGTATTCTCAAAAATAGATGAAAAATATAGACATTGGATTTATATTGGAATTTCAGTAGCTATATCAGTAATTGGAACTGTAATATATTTAGCTATAGCAGGTTAGCTTGATATAAATTATATATTAACGATAAGTGCAGCTCTATTTACACTTAATCAAGCTTTCTATAGTATATTTAAAGCTACATCAATCAATGATTTAGGTACAAAAGTACTTGATATTATCGTGCAAGTTTGGAATAAAATAAAAGAAAAGAAAAATCAGGGACAATAAAATTCCCTGATTTTTTCCTGTATAAAAAGAGAAATTTTTTCTGTATATATAATTGTATAGAGATTATTTCTAGAGAATATAAAGCGAATATAATAAATAAGAAATTAATTAGTTAGGTAATAAAATATATTACTTTAATTTTCTTTATTGAGATTTATAAGCTAAATTATATATAGAATAGATTAAAATTAAAGTGAGTAGACTATGACTAACACAGATTATCTAAATTTTGAAGAATTAATGGATTTAAATCCAGAAGAGCGAGAAGCTGCTTTAAAGATTCTTTCTGAGCTATCTGAAAAAGGAAAATCAGAATAGCTTGATGATTATTTATATTCTGATTTCGATGAAATTCCTGTTGATATACACACTTTTTTGCATAATAAAACATATTTAGGTAATGCTTTATATGATCAGGAAGGAAGATTTACACTTTTTCCTTATTGGGAAGAAAAATTAAAAGAAATATTTCCATCACCAACAGAAACGAGATATAATACAATTGTTTTTACCGGAGCTATTGGTCTAGGAAAATCTACTATAGCTGTTATATGCTTATTATATATGCTATATAGATTATTATGTTTAAAAGATCCATATTTATATTACGGTATGCAACCTATAGATAAGATATCTATTTCTCTTATGAATATAACTTTAGAGAATGCAAAAGGTGTTGCTTTAGATAAAATGAACTAGATGATTTTATCTAGTCAATGGTTCTTAGCTCACGGCGAAATGGCTGGTAAAACAAATTTAGAATTTAGACCAGAAAAACATATTGAGCTCATAACAGCATCTAGTAACAATCAAGTAATTGGTCGTGCTTTGTTTGCAAATTTTACAGATGAGGTTAACTTTGGTTTAACTAGTGATGTAGAAAAATTAAAGAAAAAATAGAAAACACTTATCTCGCAAGTTGACGCTCGTATGAAATCAAGATTCTTGCGTGGTACATATCTTCCAACATTAAATATTATTGCATCTTCTAAGAATAGTGAGCAATCATTTTTAGAAGATTTTATATAGGCTAAAATTAAAAATGAGTCGAAAAACACTTTAATTGTTGATGAACCACAATGGGTAGTTGACTCTAGAAAAGACTCAAAAGAAAAATTTTGGGTAGCAGTTGGTAATAAATTCTTAGCCAATGAAGTTTTACCTGTAGATGCTTCTGAAACATTAGTTGATGAGTATAGATCTAAAGGCTATTCTATGCTCCATGTACCTATTGGTTATTTAGAAAACTTTATCGAAAATCTTGATGGAGCATTGACTGATATAGCTGGTATAGCTACAGCATCATCTTTAAAATATATTTCTGGTATGAAATGGAATGAGTGTGTAGATTTAGAAATCAAAAATCCTTTCACAAAAGAAATTTTAGAAGTTGGTGATGCTAAAGATGATAAAGTTTAGTATTATGATTATTTTGACTTATCTCAAGTCCCATCGGATTTGAAAAGTAGGCCTTTATATATACATCTCGATATGTCTATATCTGGAGACAAAACTGGTATAGCTGGTGTTTGGATTAAGAGAAAGACTTATGTATCAGAGGGTTAGGATTAGTCAAAATCTTTATATTATAGAGTAGCTTTTTCTTGTGCTATAAAAGCACCTAAAGGTGCTCAAATTTCTTTTGAAAAAAATAAGAAATTTATATATTGGCTCAAAGAAAACGGTTTTAATGTTAAAAAGATAACTAGCGATACTTTCTAGTCAGCACCTGTTTTACAGGATTTAAGAGCTCATGGTTTCGATTGTGAAACTCAATCTGTAGATAGGTTGACTGGCGAAGGTAAAAATAAAATTTGTGAGCCTTATCATTATTTTAGATCTACAATATATGAAAATAGATTATAGGTATATAAGACTCAATTATTAACAGAAGAAGTTATTGGTCTTGAAAAATTATCTGATGGTCATGTAGATCATACAACCTCAGGTATAAATTCAAAAGATATCAGTGACGCAGTTTGCGGTGCTATTTTTGAAGCTAGTAAACATGGTGAGTAGTTTGCATTTGATTATGGAGAAGATTTAGATGTAGTCAAAGATGTAAGCAAAACTGTTACTATACAATCGTAGACGCAAGAAATAAATGAAGCTTTTTAGCAAGAATTGTAGAAAATGTTTGACCCTATGGCTAGACATATTCAAAAGACTGAGCAAACTAAACCTGATAATACACAACAATAGAAAAAATCACCATACACAGATTTTGGAAATGGTGCTGCACAACCTTATGCTCCGGCTTATATGGCTCAAGGCATAGTGTTGTTTTAACGAGGAATAAAAAATGCCTGTAGATACAACAAAAACAAAATTAGATAAAAATGAAAGCTCCGTATATCGAGAAGAGCCTGCAGTTTATAATAAAGTTATCTAGGCTGCACCTGCTCCAGAACGTGAGATAGGTATTGATACTAAGCAAACTATGTATCAAAACATTATTCAAGCTGGTACAAATAATCTTTTAGATATCTCGTCTCTAGATGCTTTCACAAATATATCACAAAGCAGAGATCAAGTATATGCTTTACTAGATACTATGTGTCAAGATTCTACCGTAGCAGCTGTTTTAGAGACTTATGCAGAAGATGCTACTGAGCCAAATGATCAAGGCCAAATAGTTTGGGTAGAAGCATCTAATCCAGATGTGCAGAAATATGTACAATTTTTATTAGATGCTATGAACGTAGATAAAAATATATATAAATGGACATACTCACTTTGTAAATATGGTGATATATATCTAAGATTATATAGAGAGTCAGATTTTGAGGAAGCTGATTTATTTAATAGTTTTAAAAATAAAAAGAAAACAGCTCTCAATGAAGCTGTTAAAATAAAAGCATATTCTAAAAATGATCACTATGTAAATTATATGGAAATGCACTCAAATCCAGCAGAAATTTTTGAGCTTACAAAACTAGGTAAGACTTATGCTTATATAAAAGCTCATGTTAACTCAACACAAACATTTGATTCTGTTACTGGATATTATCAAGCTAATAATTTACTTTCTTATAGATTTAAGCAGAGTGATGTTGAGTTACACTCTGCTACAGATTTTGTACATGGCTGTTTAGAAGATAATTCTAGCAGAACACCAGAAACAGTATAGATTTTTATAGGTGATAGTGATAAAGAAGCTGATGCTTTAACTTACACAGTTAAACGTGGCCAATCACTTTTGTATAATACATTTAAAACTTGGCGAGAATTACAACTTCTCGAAAATTCTGTTTTACTTAATCGTATTACAAAATCATCTATTGTTCGTGTAATTGGTGTAGAAGTAGGTGATATGCCTAAAGAAATGGTAGGCCCACATTTGCAAGGTATAAAATCCTTAATCGAACAAAAAGCTGCTATAAATGCAGGTAACTCAATAAATGAGTACACTAATCCAGGTCCTATAGAAAATAATATTTATGTACCTACTCACGAAGGTGTTGGTGCTATTACAGCAAGCCAAATCGGTGGTGATGTAGATGTTAAATCTTTAGCTGACCTAGATTATTATCAAGATAAATGGTTTGGATCACTTCGTGTTCCTAAACAATATTTCGGTGTAACAGATGATAACGCCGGATTTAGCGGTGGACAATCATTATCTATTATTTCATCACGTTATGGTAAAATGGTTAAACGTATCCAAAGCACAATGACTCAATTGCTTACAGATGCTGTTAACTTATTGCTTTTAGATAGAAATCTTAAAACGTATGTTAACGAATTTAATATTAGAATGCTTGCACCTACTACTCAAGAAGAGTTAGATAGACGTGAAAATTTAAGTAATAAAGTTGGTGTTACAACTGATATTATGAATATGCTAGGTGATATAGACGATTCTGTAATTAAGCTTAAAATTATGAAATCTCTATTATCAAAAATTTTAACTGATGGCGAAGTTATAGACTTAATACAACAACAAATAGATAATTTAGAAGAGCAGCAAGAAGCAGAAAATAATCCAGAAGAAACAACAGATGATATTGATTTGAGTGATGATTCTGGAGATATGTTTGCAGATGCATCTTCTGAACCTAGTGAAGCTGAATTAGATTTAGGATTAGGTGTTACAGATGACTCTGAAACTGATTTAAGTTTAGATAGCGGAGAAGAAACGATTGAGCCTATGGATACTGGAGCTACTTTACCTACACCAGATGAGTTAGGCGTAGATATGACTACTTTTGAAGGTTAACATAATTTCATACAGATTGATGTTATTTAAAACCTTAATTCTTCAAAAAAAAAATAAAAAAAAAATCAGTTGGTTATACCATGGAGACTAAAATATGATTTCAAAAAATGATCTAGTTTTAATATTAACAGATATGTCAAAAAGTGGGTTTGATACAAAAAATCAAATTACAAAAGTTTTAACAACTAAAAATATACCTATGGATGTTATAAAATTTATAAATGAAAATAGAGAAATGGATTTAAGTAAATTTTATACTCATATCAGAAAAAGTTATAACTAGAAAAAATCTAAATTATACATAAACATAATGAAAGAAATAGAAGATGTTAACGAAGTGCTTACTACGTTAGCATCTCTAAATCTACAAATCCTTTTATTTAGTAAAAATGTAGATGATAAACAAATGTTTTTAAGACATAGTAGAGCTTCTGAAATTACAAAAGTTTTAACTATGTATTATGAAAATTATGATTTAGCAAATTGTGTAAAATTATTACATTTGATAAAAGCTGATATTGTAGCTTTCGAATTTTTAAGTGGACAACGTACAACTGTTGCTTAAGTAAAATAAGTTATATATTTATTATTATATTTTTAAACTAGTTATCTTTTTAAATAATTTATCTTTTAAACTAGTTTAAATAATTAATTATTATATATATAATATATTATAATATTATCTTAAACAACACTTAAACATAATTTCTTTGTAAAAATTCAAATTTTTATATGCTAAATTATATGTAAAACTGTACAAAACAGTGTAAAAAGGAAGAAAATATACATGTCAGCACCCTTAAAGAGAAACGAAGAGTTAGTTTTAGATGACTCAATAAAAGTTAATAAGAAAGGCGAAGCTATCCTCGGTGTTCTCGAAGGACCCTGCGCAGATGTAATAAATCCTACGAGAAATGATAGACAGTATGATGAAGAGCTTTGGGAAAATGTTTTCAAAGATCCTATCGTAAACGAATACTTCGAATGCGGCGGTTTATTAGGTGAGTTAGATCACCCAACAGATCGTACAGAAACTGATACATCTAAAGTAGCAATTTGCATGCCTGAAAAACCTAAAAGAGGAAAAGATGGTAAACTTTATGCAAGATTTGATATTTTAGATACACCAAATGGACGTATTGCTTATACACTTGCAAAATATGGATATAAGTTAGGTGTAAGCTCAAGAGGTAATGGTGATGTCTACGAAGCTTTTGATGGAAAAGAGCATGTAGACTCAAATACATATGAGCTCAAAGCATTCGATTTAGTTTTATTACCAGCAGTTAAAGCTGCTAGACTTGCTTTAAAAGAATCTGTAGGTAATAAAACATTTAAGCAAGCAATCAGAGAATCTTTAGAATCTGCTACAAAAGATGAAAAAAGAATTATGGTTGAAAGCTTAAGAAACTTAAAAATAGATTATAAGATGGAACAGGCTAAACAGTCTGTAAAATCAGATAATAAAGTAACCGAATCAGTAGTTCCTCAAACTGAGAAAGTAGCCGAAGATAACGGAATGATTTTAGTAGAAGAATTACAGAGAGAAATTCTCAAGAATAAAGAATTAACTGAATCATATCAAGCTGTGCAAGAACAGTTATCAGTTTGCTATGCAAAAGAAGCTAAGTATCAAGAAGAAATTGAAATGCTTAAAGCAAATCAAATCAGCACTGATAAAGATAAAGTTACTGCTTTAGAATCAGAGATTAGCTCCCTTACTGAGAGATTACATGAAACAACCGAACAGCTTAACGCAACTAGTAAGCGTTACGCAAAACTTTCTGAAGCAGTAAGAAAAGAAAAAGCTGAAAAGAAAGCTATAAATGAGTCTTTAGAATCTGAAAAAGATCATAAGATACAGAAGCTTACAGAAAAGCTAACACTTGAAAGACGCGAATCAGAAAAAACTCAGAAAAGTTTAACCGAATAGATAGAAGACTTAAAGAAGAATTCTGCTATTAAAGCTAAAGAATATTCTGAAAAAACTCAAAAATCTAACAAGCTTGTGGAACATTATAAAAAGATAGCTCAAGAAGCTGTTTCTAGATATATAGATTCAAAAGCACTTACGTTAGGTATTTCAGCTACAGAAATTAAAAACAGACTCACAGAAGATTGTACTTTCGATGATGTAGATGAAATTTGCGAGAGTTTGCAAGGATATCAGATAAAGCTTAGCAAACTTCCTATTTCTATCGACTCAAATAAAAGAGTGAAAGTTAAAGTTACTGAATCAAAAGAACCCATTAAGCCTAAAACATGGGTTGATGACGAAATAGATGACAGTTTATTACGTCTAGCAGGCTTAGACAAATTAGATTTATGATAAAAAGGAAATAAATATTATGGCTAACTTACTTGAAAGTTATAAAACCAGACTTGCAGTGTCTGAAAGCTATTATGCAAAATCACACAACGGCGAAAAACTTCCTCAACAAAAGAAACTCGTTGTTGCAAAATTACTTGAAAACCAAAACAAATTCTTAAGCGAAGCGTTTGAACAAAGCGTTGGTACTCAAAGAAGCGACATGGGTCATTTCAGAAAATTCTCTATGAACCTTACTACTGTTGCTACTCCTAACCTTATTGCTTTCGACCTCGTTCTCGTACAACCTATGAGCTCACTCAGCGGTTATGTTAACTACATTAAATATACTGTTGGTTCAAACAAAGGTGATTCAAAGAGAGGCGAAGTACTTAACAGTCCTTTCGGTCTTGGTAAAGTTGATCCTTACTACACTTCCGATAAAGTTGTTGAAACTATTGGTGCTGGTGTAACTGAATTCAAAGCAGCTTGGACCCCTGTATTAAAAGGTTTCTTCAGACATGATGATGCTAAATATGATGTTAAAATCATGAAAGCAGATGGTTCTGAACAATATGCAAACTTTAATGATGATGGTGTTGTAGCTGTTGCAGAAGGTGATAGAGTTGCATATGTATATGATAACGTTTCTATTCCTCAAAACGACCTTCCTGTTGTAAACGCTGAAATGGATACTATTCCTCTTGTTGCAAGAGCTAGAAGAATTGCTATCTACTACAGCCAAATGGCTGCTTTACAAGCTAAAACTGATTATGGTTTCGACCTTGGCGATCAACTTGCTGAAAAAGCTGTTGCTCAATTAAGTTACGAAATTGATACTGAAGTTTGCCAACTTCTTATCGACAATGCAGATGCAGATGACGCAGTTGTATTCAATAAAACAGTACCTTATGGTATCTCTATGATGGAACACTACGCAGCATTCGCAGCAGTTGTTGAAAAAGCAAAACAAAAAGTATATGACAGAACTAAGAGATTTATGCCTAACTACATGTTAGTTGCTTCTGACCTTATGCCTGTACTTACTTTCGTTCCTGGATTCAAAGCTGCTTCTGCAAGCAATGTAAACGGTCCTTACATGGCTGGTACATTCAATGGTATGAAAGTATTCGTTACTCCAAACATTGAAGCTGGTAAATTCGTACTCGGTGTAAATGGTAACGATATGATGAGCTCTGCAGCTGTTTATGCTCCTTACATGCCAGTAGTTCCTACTCAATTGCTTAACTATGCTGACGGTGGTATGAGCCAAGGCTGGTCAACTATGTATGACCTCAAGATCCTCAACAAAAACCTTCTTGTTGCTGGTAAAATCGTTGAAGAAGCTTACGTAGTTAACACTAAAGAACAAGCTTAATCACAAATAAAAATTTAATAGTAAAAGCTAAAGAGTCTTGAGAAATCAAGACTCTTTTTTCTGTATAAAATATATGATAGATGAAAACTAAAAATAAGGAAAATTAACTATGTATAAATTTATAGTAGGTAAGACTATAAAAAGAAAAATATATAAAGGTGAAGATTTATTAGGAAATAAAATTTATGAAAAACAGATAATACCTAAAGGAACTTATGTTGAGTTAATACCTATAGGATTTCTACATACAGTAGATGCTTTTCCATTACCAGATTCTTCTGAAGAAGATTTATCTGATTTATATATGCAATTAGAAGCTATATTTGTTAAAAAAGATGCTTCAATGCAATTTGAAGACAAAACAATAACATATGATTCGAGTTTATCTGATAATGCTGATATATTGCATATTGATTTTTTAGATTACACAGAAATACCAGCTTTTATAAAATTTTTCAAATTAAAAGTTATAAAAAAGACCTTTAAAGCTATTTGCTTATAGTCAAATACTTTACATAGCTATTAATTTTTAAATTAATTCGAAGAGCGCATAAAAACTCTTCGATTTTTTCTTATTTTGAAATTTTCTATCACTTTTATAGATTTTTTCTTGCTAAATTAATTGAATAGTATGTAAATTTGTCCACAGACTCACTCAGAAAAGGGTGAGATTGTTTTTAAGCATGGCTGGTTGATTACCTCCGTCAGCCAGCTGTGCTTTGTTTTTTATAAGGGGAGATGCAGTGGAATTAGCCGCATATAGAGATGAAATTAAACTTCGCTTAACAGGTGGGGTTATTGATTTAGAACTTAATGATGCAGCAATTGATGGCTGCATCAATAGTGCTTTTAGATAGATATAGAGATATATAGATAGCACAGTTTTAATCACAATTCCTTACACCAAATGTATAGATTTAACCGATAAAAAAGTAAGCTCTGTATCTAGAGTATTTAGATCAGAAGGTTATGGAATAACATCAGATACATCTATAAATGGAGGAACTCACGATCCTATGTATCTAGCTTCATGGCAAATGATGGCTGGTGTAGGATCTGGTATAAGTACTATGACTAGTTTTGTGCAGAATTATGCTGCATATAACACATCTTTGCAAGTTAGAAATACATTATCTACCGATTTGTTATTTAGATTCGATAAACATACTAATCAGCTTTATATAAACTGCAGTTATGATTTACCAGAATATATAACTATAGAATTTGTTCCTAAATATGATGATGTATCGCAAATAGTTTCAGATTTCTGGATAGATATCGAAATGCGATTAGCCTTAGCTATTTGCAAGCAAGTTATAGGAAGAATAAGAAAGAAATTTACCCAAACAAATGCGTTATGGGAATTAGATACAGATATCTTGCAAGAAGGTATCGACGAAGAAAAAGAGCTCGTTGAGCAAATGCGTAAAGCGAGTCAACTAAATTATCCAATAGATTAAAATTAAGCAATGCTTACAGGAGAATAAATAATGGCTACAAATTATTTAGCAGAAGCCTTTCAGCAAATGAAGTTATTAGAAAGTGAAACTTTCAGCTTCGATAACGATGGGGCTGCAAAACTATCAAACTTCATGGATGATGACCTTCTCACAGATGTAGAAGTTGTTATTGATCCTGAAGCAGAAACAGAAGAAGATCTTAAAGACTCATACATCGGTGATATTATCTTAGCATGCGAAGTATGTCATTCTATGATCTACAAACGTGAAGAAGAAGTAACAGTTGAAGAAGATGCTGATATGGCAAATGTTGGCGAACTTTGTCCTTATTGCTACTCTTCTGATGGTTTCAAAATTATCGGTAAGGTAGCACCTTATGAAGAAATTACTGTTGAAACAGAATCTGGTGAAGATGTAAAAGTTGAAGTAGATGGTAAGAAAATTGAAACCGAAGCTGATGATGAAGATGAAATAAAAGATCTTGATCCAGAAACAGAAGAAGATAGAGAAGAGCTTGATGAGTCTTTAAATGAAGCTAAAGATAGCAAAGAAAAAGGTACTGGTGATGATGTTACTATTGGCTTAAATAAAGATGGCGAACTTGATATTGTAAAAGATGAAAATCAAGATAATATCGAACCTTTAGAAGAAGCTAAAGAGCCACTTTCTGTTAGACTTAAGAAAAGACTCGCTATGAAAGCTGAAAATCTCGAAGAAGAAGTTATTGAAGAAAATTTCTACGCAGTAGTAGAAGTAGATGGTGAAGAAAGAAGATTCCCATTTAAAGATAGAGATGCAGCTAGAAGATATATCCAACACGTTAGAAATGGTGCACCTGAATTTGAAGGTAAGAAAATCGGCAGCATGTGGACTGAAAGTTTAGATTCAAACAATAGATTGCTGAAAGAAGGTAGAGGTAAAAATAAATTCACTTATGATGAAGCAGTAAATTATTTAGAATCAAAAGGAATTAGCTGTGATCCAACAGCTGCTGGATGCGGTGAATTTGTATGCGATCTTCTAGATGAGTATGTTGATGGTTACGATGATTATGATGAAGAAATTTATTATAAATCTACGTTAGATGATATAATTGATAGAGCTAAAGATTATTTAGAAAATCTTGAAGAAGAAGATCTTGATGAGTCTGTTGCTAAAAACAGTTCAAAACAAAATTTGAAAGAAGGTATGGAAGATATTTCTATTACTACAGAAACAGATGTAATTAAAGTAAAATCTACACCTAGAGAAGATAAAGAAGCTATTGTTCCTATGCAACCAGAAGAAGTAGAAGAAATTGTCGAACCTGCTGCAGAAGAAGTAGCAGAAATTCCAGAAGAAGAATTTGTTGAAGAACCTGCAGTTGATGAAGAAACAGTTGATACTGATGTAGATATCGAAGAATTCGATGAAGAAGGCTTTGATGAGTTAGGTGAAAGCTACCTTAAGAAAGTATATGAAAATGTAGAATCATATAAAACAACTTCTGGTAGTTTAAAAAATAATTCTATCTGTTTAGAAGGTGTTATTACATTTAATTCTGGTAAAAAAGCTAAAACTAGTTTTATTTTCGAAGCTAAAGAAATGACTAAACGTGGTAAGCTTAAATTCATTGGTGAAAATGTTAACTTATCTAAAAATAAGAAAGCATTTACCCTTACTGGAATTGCTGACAATAAAAAATTAATGTGCGAATCTTTAACTTATAATTATTTAGCTAAAGACGCTAAAAACAATAAAGCTAAAAAACTTTATGGAACAGTTAAAAGATAATATATAAATGATTTCATAGATAGGCTTTATTTAAGCCTATCTATGTGATTTGTTATAAGATTTGCTTATGGAGGAAGCAGTGTGAGCTTTTTAACTGAAGATAAAAGAAACTAGCTGCTGAGTAAAAGTAAGCAGAGTAAAAGACAAAAAGATGGTAAAACACGTTATCAAAAGCGTGTTAAATCAAAAGTAAAAGCTAATGTAAGCAACTTAAATAAAGTCAATTTTAACTAGTTATTCAAAGATAATATAATGACTGTTAATTTAGATGTTTAGGGTGAAACAAATGAGTATGTAGTTACTATTTCATTTGGTGGTTTTTTAGATGAGTTACATAGCGAATTAAAGAAAGCAAATGACATTTTAGCACTGAGAGTTGTAATAAGATCCTTGCTTAACTCTTTTAATGGTGAAAATGTTTATATAAGATGCTCATGCCCCGATTTTCAATATAGAGGCGCGTATTGGGCTAGTAAAAATAATATCATAGTAGGTGAGAGAGAAAATAGACCTTCTGATATTACAAATCCAAATGATGATGTTGGACCTGGTTGCAAACATATAATGTTAGTGCTTTCAAATACGAGCTGGATGATAAAGCTTGCTAGTGTTGTTTATAATTATATAAACTATATGGAAAAACATTATAAAAAGCTTTATGCTGATATTATTTATCCAGCAATTTATGATAGAAAATATGAAGAACCTGTTCAGCTTGATCTTGATACTATTGATCAAACAGATCTTGATACAGATTCTGAAACTATAGATAAATCCAACGCAGAAGCTCGAGATAGAGGTAAGTTTAAAGTTGGTAATAAGATGGGTGTACGATTTGCACCTAAAGAAGATAATAAGCAAATAAATCTGAGTCTGAGAGATATCGAGGATACAGATGATGAAGAGGACGAAGAATAATGGATTTCAAAAACATTATGTCAAAAAGCTTTAATAAACAAACTAACACTTTATCTGAAGCTGAAATAGATGCTAGACTTATAGAATCAGCTGGAAAAATATCAGATATTAAAAATCAAATTCAAGAGCTTAATACTACCTGGAAAGCTTTAAAAGAAGATAAAGATGGATTAGCTTTCGGAAACAGTCTTACTGCAAACAGTTTAAGAGAAGAATTTCAAGAAAAAGCTGAGGTACTCAAGAAGCAATTTAACGAAGCAAGAAATGAGTATTTAGAATATAAAAATCTTAAGAATAAACTATTAACTGAAGCTGAGATTAAATTATCACCAGAAGATATGTTTGATCCAGATAAGCCAGTTAAATTTACAGATATTGCTAAACGCGCTGATGATGAAGAAAAAGCAGAAATAGCTAGAAAAGCAGAAGAAGAAAGAAAAGCTGCTGCTAGAGAAAAATTGCATGATATTCTTGATCCAGTAGAAAAAGCTATTGCTGCAGATGATGATCCAGATGATATTTTACAGATATTATTTGACGAGTTAGTACCACCTTCTGGTCCTGCTGAAACTGTTGCTGGTGAAATTGTAAGAGCTATTATGAGATTAGTTTATCGCGATTATAATGATGGTGATAAATTCTATGAAGGCTATGGTTTAGAAACGTGTGCAGCACCAGCAGCTTATTTAGCAAATCACGGTTTTGCAGATGACTTAGAAAAAATTCTAGAAGATGCTGCAAATTTCGAAATGGATGATGATACTTACACAGAAGCTATAAAAGATCTAGAAGAAAGAATTATTCATGAAATTATTCAAGATGTAGATTTGTTTATAGATAAAAACGAAGAAGATTGTTTAGATCAAGATATTGATTGGATTATAGAAGGTCAACCTAAACATACTTATGAAATTCCATGCTCTGATGATCTTACACCATTTATCGAAGCTGGATATTGCGATAGTTGGAAGCTAAAAGAATACGTTGAGAATCAATTAAGTTGGGAAGCATCTACTAGAGATGCTGAAATAGAAAGACCATGGAGTCATAACGATACTTCTGTAACTATTACAAACTTAACTAAAGATGGGTTAGATAGAGTAGAAGAATTAGCTAAACATCATTTAGAAAGTTTCTGGGAAGATTTAGTTTCAGAGCTTAAAGAAGAGCATCCAACTCACGATTGTGATGATTGTGGTAATACTTTCTTCGAAGATGATATGGAAGAAATTGATGGTCAATGGATATGTCAAGATTGCGCAGATAGCAGAGATTATTCTGATAGCGATGATGAAGAAGATCTTGATGAAGCTTTTACTAAACCTAGCACTTTATTGAGAATATTTAAGAGTTATTGTGATGGCGCGAATGAGCAACGCAATCCAGAAGCTTTTAGTAGAATGAGATATCTACTCAATACTTATGGTGATAATGACGAAGAAGCTTTTGAAAATGCTCCAGAAGATATTTAGATGAGAGCTTTAGAGCTTATTGCACCACGTAGAGCTTAAAATAAAATTGGAGGGTTTTATGAACGAAGGTAAATTTGGTGCATTATTAACGCCTGATGCGAAGTTACATAGAAAATATTTTGAAGAATTAGTAACATTGCTAGGTATACAGGTATTTTATAGAGCACCTAAATCTAGCAAAAGATATACTACATACACAGAAATAGAAAGTTTATATTACCCACCAGAAGCTGTTGGTGTTATATTTGATGAGCACCCAACACAACAAACATTGAAAAAGATGGGATGGGTTTCAGAATTGCAAGAAAATGCTTCTGTAATCCATGTTCCATATGACTTAAAATTTTTACAGCAAGGTGCATTATTCTTTATTCCTAGCGGTTTAGATAATATACCTAATCGCCTATTTAGAGTTACAAAATTAAGCAACTCAATGGTTTATCCAGCATCTATAAGTTGTGAAATTGTACCAGAATTTGAAAATTCATATAGTATAGAAAATGATAATTTCAAATCTAGTAGCTTTAATGTTTTAGCAGAAGAGGATGATTATATATGATTTTATTAGAAGCAGTGGACAATAGAGCTGAATTATTTCCATCATATACGATTACTGATCCTACAACTAATGAAACAACAAAAACTAGCGTTGCTGAACAAATAAATCAGCTACGTGGCGATGAAAAAAATGTCGCAATATATAAATTTTTAGAATAGTATCAAAGTCAAGAACCTGGATCACCATATGAAGGGCAACCTGGTAAACCACTTAAAGTATCAAGATTTATAAATGATTTATTAGCAGCAGTTTTGTTGTGGGGACCTGATGGATCTAACGTACATTAGAATCCTATAGTATACTTCTTAGAAAATTCAAAAATACCTACTGCTAAAATAGAAGCTGCAGGTTCTTACGCTATACCAGAATTATGTGATGCATTAGAAGAAGGTGATTTATCTAACGAAGATTTTGAGAGATATTTTATAGATAGTGATACTGGTATCTTCGATGAAGATAGTAATGCTTTTAAGTATAAATTTGATATATTAAAAATATTTTTAGATAATAATCAACTAAGAAAATATAAAACAACATCTGGAGATATTCCTTCTATAGATTGGATATTTAATAATAAAGATTGTATACCTAAAAGAGATGATGGTGTCTTGAAATCAGGAATTGCTGGATATCCAGAAGATGTTTCAGTAGTAACAAACAAATTTCTTCCTTATGCAGACATGAGAAAAGTAGCTAAAGCTTTAGTGCAAGAAGATAGCTCTAAAGAAACTTTATCTCTAAAGAAAGTAATGCAAGATCAATTTAAGCTTACTAAACCAGAAGATATAAATACTAAAATAAAAGAATTTTTTAATAACGCTGATGCGAAGAAAGAATTAAGAGTAGTAGCTGATGCAGATAAATATTAGAAATATGCGGAAAGTTATCTGATAGGTGATAAAAAAGATAAAGCTTAGAATTTCTTGAAACTAGTAGAAATACAACATCCATATGATGTTATACGAATAATATAGGGTATAGAGGATAAAGCAACTGGTATTAGTGATACAGAGGAAATTTCAGAACCAGTCACTTTCAAGGACATTATTAAAAAGCGTGGTTGGACAAATGATACTGCTTTAAATGAGCTTTTCAAAATAATTAAAGATACAGATACTTCTATTTTAGGACCTAAAGCAAAATCTACTTTAAGATCTTTTATAAAATCTAGAATGCAAGATGATTCTTCTAGAAAAGATTTATTAAGCTTAAAAATTGCATCTAACACAGACTCAGATATTATAAAAAGTCTTATTGCATATCGAAAAGCCTATATGAAAAATAAAATTTCAGGTTTTGATATTCTTGCAAATATTTTAGGTATTCCAAAAAGTGCTGTTAATAAAAAACATCTTCAAGATCAAGCTATTAGAGTATGCAAGATACTTAAGAAAGATAATGAAGATGAAGTTATAAATAAAATAAGATCAGGTATTTTAGATGATACTTTAATTAGAATTTTTAATAAAAAATATCCTGTTACAGCATCAACAGAAAAACCTTTAGCCCTCATAACACCTGAAATTTCAAAAATTTTATTACCTTTATAAGAGTTTGTTATGAATTTAACGATAAATATATCTAGAAGAAATCCAAAAACAGATTTATTTATAGATGGAATACTTATACCTTATATAGAAGATACTTTTATAAATTTAATTGATAGAAGAAAACTTATAAAATATAAAGACTATTTTAAGAATAATAATTTAGGTTGGATAACTTATAATAATAAGACAATTATACCTTCTGCATATGAAATTTTGATAGCAGGAATTAAAAATCTTATAGTTTATAGATATCCAGATAAATATGTTATAACAATAAATCCAAACAAAATACTACCAAAAACTTCTGCTAAATTAAATGATATTTGTAAATTAATAAATTATGGAACGCTATCTATATCTAGATATCCAATATTTACAGAAGTATTTGAAATAATAAGTAAGCAAGTGCCTTATTTATATGAAACATTTTTGGAGGAATAAAAATGGCCATTTCATATTATGATGATGCATTGCTAGCTAAAATAAAAAGCTGGGTAATGGATGATAATATATAGATTACAGGCCCAGCCGAAACCCGAAGATTATTTGAGTATAGAGCTGATATATCAGATGATAAACCTCTCACATTACCTATAATAACTTTAACGAGAGGCAATGATATAGAAATCTTATCTACAAATAAAAAACCCTTAACCTATGATGGTATGACTATGGAAGCTAATGCTAGAAAAAGTGCTTAGTTAAATGGGATACCTATTAAGTTAACTTATTAGATAGATATATATACTAAATTTTTTAAAGAAGCTGATGAGTACTTAAGAAATTTTATATTTAAGCTTATAAATTTTCCTAAATTGCTCATACAAATACCTTACAATGGTGCTAATATAGAGCACACATCAAATATAATATTAGATACAACAGTAACTGATAATTCAGATATTCCTGAACGACTTGTCCCAGGACAATTCACTAGAATGACTTTATCACTAACAATAGATGATGCATGGTTATTCGATTATAAGATCAGAAATAATTACACAGTTGAATATGACTGGGATGTTGTATTAGAATCAGATAGATTAAAATAGGAGTAAAAACATGCCTAAAATTACATTTAACGAAGTAGATTTAACTAGTCCTGGTACCTTAAATGTAACTGCAAATACAGTTTATGTTCCTGGATTTTCAGTTTCTGGACCTGTTAATGAACCTACATTATTAAATTCTGTAGCAGATCTCGAAAGTAAATTTGGAACTGATACAATTACATTTTCAAGTACTTTTACATATAATAGTAAGAAAGTATTTGCTCAAGGACAAAAAGAACCTAGCTATTTATATGCTAAAACACTTTTAGCTGCAGGCTTACCTGTTATGTTTGAACGTGTTTCAGATGCTGCTAGAACTATTTCTCCAATAACTGCTTATAATGAGTTGAGTAAAGCTTTAAGTGCTGCAAAAGTTAAAGATTGTGGTTCTTATAATGTTAAATTCTTAACAACTGGTGGTTATCCAAACGTAGATGGTATAGCAAAAGTTGCAGAAGGTTCAAAAGCAAGCTTATTTGATAATGCAGACAGTGTTACTGGAATCAGTGATTATACTATTAGATTAGTTGCAGATTCTTTTAAGGCAGCTGATTTAACAGTTGATCAAACTATTGCAAACCGTTTATATAATCACAATTTAGGTTATGCAGAAGTTCATTATGGAGAATTTGCTGATATTGTTTCTCCATATGGCTTAAACTTAAATAATACATTTGATATTAACACCGCAGAAAGCATTAGTTTTGCTATATGCAGCAATGCTAAATATTTAAGAAAATTAGGTGAAAGTACTAACGCAGTTCACTCATGGATTTTAAATAACTGTTGGTTAGAAGTAATAGCTAATAAAGAAGCAGCAACTGATTGCGATAATCTATGGACAGTTAAACTTTATGGTTACAAATATTTTGATGGAACTGTTTATGCTCCAGTAGTGGATGCTAGCGTACAAACAGCTGGTGGAGATGGTCTTACATATGAAGGTACTGATACAGCAGGTACAGATGCGCCAGTAGAAGAAAGTAAACGTGTGCTTTTAACGACACATGTAACTCATGCAGAAACCTTAAAAGATTTAGTTAAAGATTTCTACTTCTGCTGTGATGTTGATTCTGGAATAACTAAAATGACTATTTACGCAACAACAGCTGTAAGTACAACTTCTTCTGAAGCTAACAGCACATTTAGTGTAAAAGGCTTAGGTGATGCTTTATACACAATTGCTGCTAATAATAGAAAAGATTGCGTAGCTCTTTTAGATCATACACCTGATATCAAACCAGAAAATGTAATAGAAGAATTATTCCCTAACTTAGATGGTTATGGAGAATATGGTGCTATGTTTACACCATGGGGAACATATTCTATAGCTGGGGAAACATTAGTTTATAACATGCCTGCATCTCTCGGTTATTTGCTTGCTTTAGCTAGATCTACTGCAAATAATCCAGATTGGTTAGCTATAGCTGGTGCAAATAGAGGTGGTGTTCCTAATTTACAATCTGTAAATGAAAAGGTAACAAATGCAGTAGCTGAGTCATACCAATCTAGAATGGGTATATCAATTAACCCTATTACAGAGATTACACCTTATGGTGATTTAATTTGGGGTAATAGAACTCTTAAGAATAACCCAGCTAATTTAACTGCTAAATCTTTCTTAAATATCAGAGTGCTTATCTGTAACGTTGTTAAAACAGCATTTGCAGCAGCTAGATCAATGACTTTCGAGCAAAATAATGACATATTATGGGTTAACTTTAAGTCTATGATTATTCCTACACTTGACCAAATGGTTAAAGGTGCTGGTATAAGTGCTTACGAATTAAAGAAACGCGCTAATAAACAAAAAGCTGAACTTAGATGCGTCATTAGATTATATGCTATCGAAGCAGTAGAAGATTTTGAAATCGAATTACAACTCGCAGATGATACTTCTGCAGTAATAGAGTAAGGATAGGGGGAAATAATAAATGTCAACACATACAATAAGTAATGTTACAGGTTTAGGCGCCTATCACTTAGCTGCTAATCCAGATTTATACGAAGTTGCTAGAAGTAATAACTTCGAATTTGTAGTAACTGGAATTGATAGCCTTCTTGCAGCTGGTAAAGTAGAAGGTGTTGCTGAAACCATTGTTAATGGTCAAGAAATTATCAGATTATCTGTTATCGAGTCTTCTCTTCCTACATTTACTCAAGATGTAATTGAAATTAGACGTGGTAACTCAGTTATGAAAGCTGCTGGTTTACCTAAGTTTGAAGCTGGTACACTTAAGGTGCATGACTTCGTAGGTGCTGATACTAAATCAGTCCTCATGGCTTGGCAAAATTTATCTTATAACGTAGCTACTGAAAAAATCGGTAAAATGTCAGAATATAAGAAAGATTGCTGGCTTATGGAATACACACCTAATGGTGAACTTATCAGACAGTGGGAATTAAAAGGTTGTTGGATAAATGGTATCACAATGCCTAACTACAATCAAGAAAGTGGTGATAAGAGAGATATTACAGCTAACATTGTTTATGATTATGCTTTAATGAGTAAACCTGACGACGAAGCAGAATAAAATAATATATAATGTACAATTCCTGTATAAAATATTGTATATAAGAGAATACTGAAATTACAGTGAATAACTTAAGACATTGAATAGTTAGATGAGAAGTTGTTTACTATTCAATGTCTTTTCTATTTATATAGATAATTACGTATATACGTAAAATCTAAAATAAAAATTCATTTATAATATAATTTATAACAATAAAATATTTAGTTAGAGATTATATGGAGGATTATATAATGGATAACATTACAATTCAAGAATCTTTCACATTACCATCTTTAGGAAAAATTTATAGTAGAGATATAAATTCTAAATTTAGAATGCGCTCTATGACTACAGAAGATGAAATGAGAAGATTATCACCATCTGAAAATGCTTATGAAGTCTTATCTCAAGTAATAGATGATTGTGTTTTAGATCCTATTGGAATATCAGCATATGATATGCATTTAGGTGATTATCAATATCTTTTGCATAGGTTAAGAGTCGTTACTTATGGACCTGAGTATAAAGTACAAACTGTTTGTCCAGCATGTGGTAACATAGATAAGTATAGTATCGATCTAGATGATTTAGAAGTTTTAGAATATAACGAAGAAGAGTATAAGAAATATTCTACTGTTTATCTTCCTAACTGTAAAAAGACAGTAGAATTAAAATTTCAAACACCTAGAATTCTAGATCAAATAGCACAAAAGAAAAAAGATGCGAAGAGAAGAAATCCAGATTTAAATGTAAATCTAGATACTTTATATAATGCTCAATCTATGATTAAAACAATAGATGGGCAAGTTATTGACCCAGTTAGGCTTGAACAAATGGTAAGAAAGATGTCTATGGGAGATACAGCAAGAATCATACAGGCTGGGTCTAAATTAAATCTTAAAATAGGGTTGCAAGCTATAGTTCCTACTAGATGCTCTGAGTGCGGTGTAGATTATAACGCTCCGTTTCGCATCACAGGGGAGTTTTTTGGACCCACCTTTGACGAGTGATGGTAAACCTTTCGCTCCGATAAGATGGAAACAGATTGTAAAAGAAAGATTTTTAATATCAAAAAATATAAACACATCTTATTTAGATATTGGGAAAATGACCCCAAAAGAAAGAGAATATCTACTAGAATTTATCCATGAAGATGCTATAAAAACAAAAGAGTATTTGGATAATATAAAAGCAAAGTCTAAGAGTAAAGATTAAAGGGAGTAATGCATGGCTACTACAAGTATGGATGCTAGAGTAACTGGAAAAAAAGCAGAAGCAGCTAGAGAAAAAAATGCATAGAAAGCCATTGCTGAAAAACTCAAAAAAGCTAATCCAGTAATGTCAGATGCTGACATAAAGACAGAAGTTAATAAAATAATAAAACGTTTTACTGATGCTGGTAAGAAAAATTTACTTTTAGAATAGAAATCTGAAAAAGAGCTTAGAAAAGAGCGTATTTAGGCTCAAAAAGATCTTAATTAGATGTAGATGGATAGTGCCGTTGGTTTCACTGAAAAGTTGAAAGTAGCTGGCGATAGCATGAAAACCAGTTTAGAAGAAGCTGGTGAAAAGCTAAAAGAAAATTTAGGAAATGTTTTAAGCAATCTAGGTAATATGTTTGACATAAAAGGTCAAGCAGAGTTACTAGGTAGATACTCTTCTAAAATAGATGCTAGATTATAGGGCTATGAAGGCCAAAATTATGGACATTTCGCCGAAATATCGGAATTAATAAGAGATAATTTAGCTGCTAGTCCTTATATCACACAAAGCGAGATGCTAGAGAACTTAAATGCTCTAGTAGATCAAGGTATCGCTTTTAACTTAGAGCAAAGAGCTTTCTTAGAAACTGTTAGTGATAAGATTGTTACCACATTTGATACTTTTTCTGGAAGCTTGATGAGAATAATTAGGCTGCAAGGTGCAGATAGTACAGCAGCTAGAGTTGGTATGGAAGCATACTTAACTCAAATGTTAAATAAGTATTATGAAGATTCTGCTTATTTATCTACAAATTTTGATAGCGTTCAAGATGCAATTTTTAATTTAAGTTCCTCATTAGATAAAGAAACATCTGTTGAAATGGAATATACCATACAAAAGTGGTTAGGCTCTTTAAGCTCAGTAGGTGTTTCAGATAATACGATACAACAATTAGCTGCATCTATTAATGCTTTAGGTACTGGCGATGTAGAAACGCTTCAATCTAGCAATATGCAAAACTTGCTAGTTATGGCTTCTAACAAAGCTGGATTATCTTATGCAGAAATGTTAACAAACGGTATAAGCGTAGATAATGTTGATGCTTTAATGAGATCTATTGTTGAGTTTGTTCAAGAAACAGGTAAAAATACAAATAGAGTTTTAAGACAACAATGGTCAAGCATTTTAGGGATTGAGGTAGCAGATTTAGCTGCTGCAGTTAATTTAAACACAGAAACATTAAACAAAGTATCAGACGCAGACTTGAAATATAATAATATGTTAGCAGAAACTAACGCTCAGTTAGGTTATGTTGCTAAAAGAATGCATATATCAGAACTTCTAGGTAATGTTTATGAGAATTTCATGGATGGTGTTGCTAGTAATATTGCTGGTAATGCTGTCGGATACATGACCTGGATGGCTTTAGATGTAATAGAACAATTAACTGGTGGTATAGCTATTCCAACAATTTCTGTTATGGGTAGTGGTGTTGACCTTGAAACTACAGTCGTTGGTTTAATGAAATCTACTATAGCAGGTATTTCTATTTTAGCTCAAGGTATAAATGCTTTAAGTACTTTAACTAAAGGTGGAAGCTTAAGTTTAGGTGTTTGGGGTAATGCTAATGCTGTTATGGAAAGAGGTTCTGGCTTTATGGGGCTTCAAGCTGGTGTAGCACAATCTACATCAGTCAGCTCTTATGTAAGTAATGGTAACGGTGATGAAATGTCTGATTATGCTATTACATCTGCAAAAGAAGATGGTGAGGAACAGATAAAAGGCGCAGAAGAAGATGAAAATTCTACATCTGCTTTGCTTAAGAAACTAATAAAACTTTTGCAAGGTGATGATCAAGATGGTAACCATGTTAAAGTATGGGTAGATAATACTGATGATATAAAAGTTACTTTAGATGGAGAAGATGTTAGAATTTCTGGTTTAAATCCATACGCTGTTGGAGGTTAAGAAGTGCTTTAGAGATTTAATTACAATACATTACAATCAAACTACATAAAATATATCCTCCAGAATACACCTGTACCTATGATACCTTTTGCTAAAAATGTTTATCATTTGACAGCTGGTAATCTTTATATTTATGATAAAGATATTGTATTAAGCAGAGTAGATGCGCCATTAGATTATGTAGATAAATGTATAAAAGAAAATACTAGATTTTATGAAAATGGTACTTATATAAATGCTTACGATCACTTTTTTACAATATACCAACCATATGTTTTTGGAAAAGATTATCCAGGAATAACTACTAGATATGTCTCAGATTCTGACACTTATGATTCTAAAACACATACATATTTAGGTAAATATATAAGAACATATAAAGCTGTTTATGATATTAATCTAATGCCTTTCTACAATTTATTTTCTAATGAATATATTACAAATTTAGACATAAAGCATGATTATGGAATAAAGCAAGCACCTTTTCATGATTTAATAAGCAAGACAAATACAAATTACAAATATTTTAGTATTCCTATAAACTTTTGTCAAGAATATACAGTAGCTTTAGATTCTTTAACACCAGTTTCTTTAGTACCAGTTTTTATAGGTAAAAAAGGTTGTTTGCAAGAGCCTACTAGGCTTTTGTGGAGAATGTTAAACATATTAAATCGTGAAGATTTTGGTATCTATAAAGCAGATCATGATATTTTGATGAGTAGAAATAATTATTACAGGGATGAAACAGCTTTTTCTAAACCCTTCATTTTTTAGAGTCCATGTATCGTAGGTGCTAAAGAACCAGATGTAGCTTCTGATATGTAGCTAGATCAATCTACGTTACTTAAATATGAAAAATTTTTAAGACTTATAATAAAAGTACCTATTTCTAACACATCTAGTTTAGTTGTTTTAGAGGGAAATTATAGTAATACATTACCTTTTGCAGATAAAGTTATTTCTACAAGCGAAAAAGATATAGCTCAATTTCAAAGTTATAGAGAAAGATATTCTAATTTTAACGAATATTTAAACGAAAAGCTAATAAGTAATTTAAGTTTATTGAAGATAAACGATTCTAATAATTATGCATTTTGCGGAAGATTATTTGAGTATTTAGTAAACAATGTAATTAGTAACGCTGAGCAATTTGAAAGTAATGTAATGAAAGTTCAGAAATACTTAAATTAGACACAATCAGGTATATGGTAGCCTAGATTGAGAACATATACATATAAGACTGTTAATAATTACGCTGATGTTAGAAATTTACAAACAGTGTGGGATGCGAACGGTTTTATAGATAAAGATTCTGAAAAATTACTTGCAAGCTATTATAGAGAATGCGAAAGACTTGCCGAGCAAGCAAATAAAACAAAAGATCCAGCTATAATAGATCAATTAAATAAATTGCTTAAATATAAAGAATAAGGAAATACTAAATGAGCGCTTACTCAGCATATAGTGGACTAGTAAGTTCCAATTCAAAATTTAATATGATTGAGAATTACTTATATCTATATCACATAGGTTAGAGCTCAGATTCTCAGCAAACAGGTCAATTTGTTGTTTTACCAACATATCCAGAATCGATTACAGATACTTTAGAAGCTCAATTTGCTAGTAGCACACCTTTGAGCAGATCTGCTCCGATATACTCATATTCCAGTTCTGGACCTAGGAGTTTGACTATAAGATTAAAGTTTCATAGAGAAATGATGACTCAAATAAATTATGGTATAAGTAATCTTGCAGTAGAGCTTGGTGATGATTATGTTGATACTATAATTAAACAGCTGCAAGCTGTTGCTTTACCTTCTTATAAATCAGCTTCTAAAATGGTTAATCCACCTCAAGTAGCTGTTAGATTTGGAAATGAAATCTTTATAAAAGGTATAGTAAATGGAAGTGTATCAGTAACATATGAGCTTCCTATTTTATCAGATAATAAGTATGCTCAAGTGACTGTTGAGTTTACTGTAACTGAAACCGATCCATATGATGCAGAAACAGTTGCAGCAATGGGAAGTTTTAGAGGTTTAGATAAAACCTTAGAAAAAAGACTTTATAAATAAGGAAAAATATTATGTCAGAAATTCTTCAAGATAAAACATACTTAGATTATAATTATATATGTAGATATTCTGGCTTTCCTTATTGGTATCATAGCGAAGATGAAAAATATGTTTATGGAGTAACTAGCCAATTATCGAAAAATGTGAGTTATACTATACACATTGTTAAGAATAATGAAACATTTGATAGTATATCACTTTATTATTATAATAGTCCATTATATTTTTGGGTTATAATGGATTTTAATGGATTGCAAGATCCTTTTGAAAAACCTAAAGTTGGTAGTCAATTAAAAATTCCTACATTAGCTGGTATTTCTTATGTTGAGGTATAATCAATGTCTATAAAATTATTAGGAAACACAACTAGAGTAGAAGCGCCTTTTGTATCAGTTAAGATAGGTAATTACACTTTTGGTACCTATAGCAAGGAAAAAGGCGGTGCAGAATATAGTTTTGCAGAAAAATATAGATACCCAAATTATATTGAGTCTTTAAGTATCGTAAAATTAAATGGTTCAGTAAATACTTACACCTTAAATATGAAATATAAAATAACAGCTGGAGATGACCCTAACTTTTTAGACAAAGTTTTTAGCTCAGTTTCTGGTTCGCGTAGAATGATTATTAGTTATGGTGATTGCTCAAGTCCAATGTATATGTATAAGGAAGAAGGTGCAACTATAACTGATGTTAGATAGAATTTAGATTTAAGTAGCTCAAGTATAAGTTATACAATAACAGCTATTAGTGATGCTTTAACTCTGCAAGCTGGTACTTTTTCATTTGGTTCCAGAACAATGAAACCTAGTGATAAAATAAAAGAATTACTATATAATAATATCTATGGTATTTTAGATGTATTCTATGGGATGAGAGATAAAGATTTAGTTATCAGTAATAATTTAATAGCTGGTGATGATAAACCGGTTAAGCTGGAAGCAAAAACTGGTGTAACAATATGGGATTATCTAAATTACTTAGTTTTATGTATGCAGCCAAGCAGTGATAATCAAAATTCTAATATTACTGGCGCTCGATATGTTTTAACTGTTAATGATGATTACTCAGGTGTTTTTGGTGGTCCTTATTTTTAGGTATTTAAATTAGAAACTAGTCAAAAATAGATAAATTCTTTAGATACATATGAAATAGATATAGGTTTCCCATGCATAGATGCTGTATCTAGCTTTTCTATAGATGATGATTAGACCTATTCTATTCTATATAATTACTCTAAAAAAATGAATCAGTCAGATTATGTCTATAGAATAAACAATGATGGTATTATAGAATCTATATATTCCCCTTCTATATCGAATAACTCAAAAGAATTTAAAACAACTCAAGTAGATAAGACATGGTGGACATAGGTAACTCAATATCCTGTTAAAGCAACTTTAACAGTAAAAGGTTTATTAAGGCCATCAATGCTTATGTCTTACATAAAAATAAACACATATTTTTATGGCTAGAAACATAACAGCAGTGGGTTATATACAATAACAAAATAGACAGATAATATATCAAAAGATGGGTTTAAGACGACCTTATCATTAATAAGAATTGGAAGCGATTCGGAGGTTTAATATGCTAACTAGAGCTATAGTTGAAAGAGTGCTATCTGAGTATACTTATAAAGTTAGAATTCCTATTTTTGATAGGATTTAGGGAGATGCAGAACACACAGATTTTGCTAACTTAAGAGAAGCTGTAGCTTGCGTCCCTAAAGGGATTAATAATAGCATAAACGAGGGTGATATTGTTTTTGTTATGTTTGAAAATAATAGTATGACTGACTTAGTAATTATTGGTCAGCTATATAGAGAAGCCATAACAAACATACCTGATAGTGCTATTAATTGTAGAGCACTAAATGTAAGCGAAAAAGTACAATTACCAAAAGATATTATGATTGGAGAAATCGATTACTCAAAATTATTTATGTTAGCAAACTTAACGTCTGATGTATAGGCTTAGCTAGATGATCTAGCAGCTAAAATCGATGCTCTAAAATAAGGGGGTATAAATGAACTCAATAGCCTTTCCAGAAATGTTTAGTTCTGCTAGTACAAATCTGGTATATGATAGAGAAGCTACTGCACAAAATCTGCTATTGCTTTTAAAATCGGATAAGACGAGTTTTTTCGGAGATCCATATTTTGGTACAACATTAAAAAGATTAATTTTTGAACAAAACAATACTGTGTTGCGAGATTTAGTTATAGATACTGTTTACTCGACTATTGCTACATATATGCCTTAGATAAAAGCAGATAGAAAAAATATAACAGTTACATCGGATGGAACAACACTTTATTGCAATATAAAAGCTACAAACATGATCGATTTTAATTTAGAAGACATGAATCTAGCTTTATTTAATTTAGAGGAATTAGGATGAAACATACAAATATAAACATCAATTCTTTATCTTACACAAATAAAGATTTTAGAAATGTCATGGAAGAGCTTTTAGCTCTAGTTCCTGAGCTTACTAGCAGATGGAATCCAAATGACTCTAATGAATCAGACCCTGGTGTAGCATTATTAAAACTTAAAGCATTTATTGCTGATAAACTAAACTATAATATAGATAAAAATGTTTTAGAGAATTTTCCTACATCTGTCACTCAGAGAGGTAATGCTCAAAAACTTTATGACCTTTTAGGTTATGACATGCAGTGGTATAGATCAGCCACTGTTCCTGTTGTATTTAAGTATGTGCAAGGTGAAAATCTCGAAGAAATAAAAGAAAATTCGAGTGATATTTTATACAAAATACCTAGATTTACAACCTTGAAAGATGATACAGGCTCTATAGTCTTTACTCTTCTACAGGATGCTATTATAGAAAGTTCTGGAGAATCCACTACAGATATAGAAGTTCTAGCTATGGAAGGACCTATACAATCTTACACAATAAATGGGCAAGAAAAAATTACAATACAGAATTTAGATTCTGATTATAGATTATATTTTACAGAATCTATGGTTGCATAGAATGGTATATTTATTTCAAATGATCCTACTATGCAAGATTTATGGACTAGAGTATCAAACTTAGAGACATCAGGTTTAAATACTAAAATATATAAATTTGGTGTTTTACCTAACTCTAATACTTGCTACGTAGAATTTCCTCAAGACGCTGCTAATATTTTCGGTGGTGGTATTTATATCAAATATATATTATCTACTGGTGCAGCTGGTAATATAAGTTTAGGAACACTTACAAAATTACAATATAGCTTGATGGCTAAGGGCGGTATTGATGGTGTTTATTATCTAAAAAGTGATGGTAGTTACAGTGCAAGTAGTGATGAGATTGATCTATCTTTATTTACTCAAGTCACTAATTATCAAAGCGCTACTAATGGTTCTAATCCAGAAACTTTAGAAGAAGCATATAGAAATTATAGACGTACTATTGGTACCTTCAATACTTTAGTAACTACAAAAGATTATGAGTCTGCTATATATAATTCTGGAGCAGTATCTAACGTCGTTGTTTCTGACAGAACAGATGATCATGAAAGATCCTATAAAGTAAAAACTTTTGATATTAATGGTAAGAGTGAGCGTCTAGTTAACGTTAATGTAGAAGATACAAGTAAAGTATTGATGAATGCGTTCAACTTAGTAGTATATGCTTTAGATAATGCTACGTCTGTAAGTACTGCTGATAATTATAACACAACATTTAAAACAAAGAATGATACAATGCGTCTAGCTCAAAAATCAATAGATGATTGTAAAGCTATTTAGCATGATTGGATAAATAATAGTTAGTAGACAACCTTCCTATATAAAAATCTATATGAATTAAGCGGTAAAATATTAACTTATCAAAAAATATCTTCTATAGAAGCTAAAGAAATAGAGCAAAATGTACAAAAAGCTTTATATAAAAAGTATAATAGTAGAAATATAAATTTCGGGGAAGCTTTAGTTTACGAAGAAATAGTTAAAACAGTAAAATCTGCTGACCAACGTATAAAAGAATTTTTGTTAGATGAACCAACGATAAATACTTATAGCATGACCGCTGTAGAGAATGGTGGTAGCAATGAAGACTTGCAAGCATCTCCATTGTCAAGAGATCAAAAAATAGATATAATAGCTAAATCTATATTAGCAGGTGTAACACCATATTGTATATTTGACGACTCTGCTTCGTTAGATTTCTTTATGCAACCAGCTGAGAAGTATGCAGTTAATGCTGGAAAGGTTGAAAAAGTTACAAATACAATGTGTGATGCTGCTTCATCATATATTCAAAATATAGCTACAGTTACTACTGGTGTTAATATGAATGTAACAACTGGTGATAGAAAGTTGCTTAAAAATGAAACAGTACAGCTTTATGCACCAAATTTTGTTACTATAAAAACCTTATCCACATATTTATATGTCGCTTTTAAAACGCTTGATTCTAATAAAACAATATTAAAAAATAGCATCTATCAACTCAGAGATAATGAATATGTATATGCTGCGGAAAACAAAAATGACCTTTTAAGTATGCTTGGTGTAGCTATAACTAATGGAACAACCGCAGGATTATCTACTTATACATTTGGTCCAGGAAAAATAATTAAAACATCTTTTGATCTTCCAGCATATGGTGGAAATGAGTCAAACATAAAAAATCTTGAAACAACAAATACTATAGAAGTTTAGGAAGAAAATGCTGTTATATTAAACAATAAAGAAAAAGCAATATATGCTTGCTGGTCATTAAATGAGTCTGATAATGAGTTATTTAAATCAGATGAAATCAAATATTTTTGTTACTCAGATGAAGAAAAAACTTCTAAGATAGATTTAAGGAAAGATGGTAATTATTATAAACTTGTGAAAGCAGCAAAAATTAATGGTGAAGATAAAGTTGCAGGATCAGTGATTGATAAATCATCAGTATACTGTTATCTATCTAGAATTTTAAAGAATGGTGAATATTTTATCTACACAGACTTTGGTAAATCATTCATTGCTCTATTAAGCTCTGGCACTAGATTAAAAATTCAAGGTTTAGTATCTAACTTAGAAAATAAAGACTGGACTTGCAACTTACCTGATATGTCAGATTTAAATTCTAATGGTGTTGCTGCAGATGTTACATGGAAACCTTTAGGTAAAGGTTATGATTTTTCTGTGCAAGAAATGCAAATAATAACATTAGGTCAAGATGCTGTTTTAAGTTTTGATAATAAAGAAATTTTAAATCCAGATTATGATCCTGATGATGAAGATTCAGAGGAATATATTATTGCAGGGATGACTCTAAGTAATACACCAATAATGTTAACAGCAGATCTTCAAAAGTATTTTAAATATAAAGTAGATCAATTTGAAGATTCTTATTTAAGATTATCAACTATTGATTTAGATAATAGCTCTAGTGTAGATACAGATAATTATTCGTGGTATGCTTTTTGTAGTTTACAATTAATATGTTCGAGTGATTCCCCTCAAACCTTACAGAAAGATCAATATGTAATTTTTACATTAAGTGGTAATACCAATTATGCTGCGGGGGCTGGAAACTCAATTAAAACTAATATACCTGTTGCATTAACTGGCGGTTCGAATCAATCAGCAGAACTTTTACTAAGCGATGGTACGGTATCTAAGTCTTTGTGTGCAAGTATTTATAAAAATCCTTCAGATGATATATTTTGGCATAAAGCGAATTCTAGTGATACTTCTACTAATGTAGAATCAGATTCTGTTTCGGAATCATATTCTAATGATACTGTTAGTTTAAGTATGCAAAATAAAGCAACAACAGATGTAAAGCATAAATTTTTATATGAAGCATGTGTAAGTCCCACTTTTTGTAAATCATTTCTTCCTGTTTTGATACAGTCAAGTATAACAGATTCTGATGCAAAAATTACAATTAAAGTTAAAACAGGTACAGAAACAGGCACATGGTCATTTATTAAAGAGGAGCTTTCTACAAGTGACGCTAAAGACTTAAAGCATTCTGATAATGTCATTTTTCTTAGGTTACCTGATGAAATTTTTTCAAAGAAAGATCCAGATTACATTTATGCTTAGAAAAATCTACAAATATCAGTTACTGATGTAGCTAAAGATGAGATCATTAATGTAACATTATATAATCCAAATAAGTTTATAGATTATAGTGATATAGTAGCTGATTATGAGTTAGATGGTGGTGCTGGCAATGCGGTTTTAACTAGAATAAAGCAATTGACACAAATAAATAAAGATGATCTACCACCTTTTGATTTTACATATAGAGTAGATGAAGGTATCGCTATAAATGATCCAACAGATCCAGAAAGCTTTTTTGATACAAATCACATCAAAAATAAGTTTGTTATATCTCAAATAAACACTTCAACAATCTCAAATATAAGTGTAGCTAAACAAAGTAGGAAATAATAAAAATGTTTAGATTTGAAAATAATCTTCCAAAATGTTTTGTTGATAATTCTAGAGATTTTTAGCTTATGGCTAGACTAGATGATACTATATTTATGGGTCAACGAGCTGACATAGCTACAATGACTAACTTAAATACATCTAGTAAATGTAAAAATATATTTCTTGATCTATTAGCAAAAAAAGTTGGATTTTTCACAAAAGAATATTTAGATGATGATGTTTTGAGAGCTATCATAGGTGCTTTTTAGAGTACACTTAAATATAAAGGTACAAAGAAAGGTATTGAAATGGCTGTTAAAACTATCTTAAAATGCGAAAATTCTATAGAAGAGCCTGTTGTAAATATTGTTAGTAGTTTAGATGAAGCAACTGGACTCGATCATTATGTGTAGATATTAACACCTGTAGATATAGTAAATAAGATTGCATTAAAAGAATTCTTAAGGTATATATTACCATTTGGATACATATATATACTGAGAGTATATAAAGAGCCAGAAACAGACTTACTTACAAAAATTAATCCAGCTAATATAGTTACTGTTTATAAATCTAGTAATTATAATCTAGGAACAATTAGATCTAGTACAGATAATATGATAGATATCAATCCTGATATCGATTATGATAGCTCATCAGTTGAAGAAGAAACTGGTATCGAATCACAAGCTAGTCATTTGTTAGGCACTTATGATTTAGGTCTTATTGTAAGTAATGATGACTTAGATGGATCTAATAAAGGCGAAAGCAATAAAATACCTGATTTTGATGATTACTTAAATCTTAGTAAAGATGATACTAAAAAGACAGTAGAAAAAGTATATAGTAATGAATAAGGTCAAGGAATCTGATATTATTACTATCAGATTCCTTTGCTAAATTTAGAGTAGATAATAAAGGAAACAGTATGACTAACTTGAATAATATTGATAATATATCATATCAAGGTATTGTAACTATAAAAAAAGTAGATACTAAGTTTAATATCATTAAAGATTCTTTTAGAATTAAAAATAATGGTACAAAGCATCTTTTTAAATACCTATGTGATTGTTTAATTTAGAATTATAATCCAAGCAACTCTCCAAGATATCTTGATGCTTCTGCGGAAAAATTAACACTTTCAGATAATGATATAAAAGATTTCACAAGCAATGTAACAAATAGAAGCTTATTATCCAATATAGAAGTTAAAGAGAGTTATAATAATTATAATGTAATATTCTCTGGAATAATTCTGTATGATCAATTGAGAGATAAAACCGCGGGGTTAAAGTCTGTAGTATTGTTTCCTAATAAAAATATTCAAGACATATCTAAACCATTAGCATTTATAAATATAGTGCCTGAAGAAGCAGAAGATGGAATAACAATATCTGCATCAGAAGTCTTGATCATAGAGTGGGAACTGCAATTTAAAAATGCTTCTTAATAATAGGGAGAAGAAATGGGTTTTATAAATAGTGCTAATATAAAAGTATTTCCAACAACATAGAGATAGACTGAAGACGCATCAGCTAGGATGATGACGGAATTTAATCTAACATCCATTATAAATAGATTAGTAGATAAAAAATGCTTTGTTATTTCTGGTGATAGATTAGATGATAAAGGATATTTTGTAATAGATAGTGGTAGATTTGAATTTAATATGTTTGGATATTATTTTTCAATATCAAATATTTATGAAATATTAAACTCAATACCTATTGGTGATACTACTCTTGGAAACATTGCAAAATTAAAATTAGGTACTAACGCTATACTTTTTGAAGAAGGTGAGGATAAAATAAACACACCTAATTTACATATTGTGGCTAAGATTTCAATATCAGGTAATGACAAAAGTATAAATAATATGTCTTGGCAAAGACTTAATGGTACTGATAAAGATGGTAAATATGAAGGAATAGAATTCGCTCTCGAATCTGCTACTAGATTTAATGAAAATAGCTATTATACGGATGACTCAACAAAAGTCTTTTCAATTCTAGAATTGATAGAGAGACCATATACTGGAGAAGATTCTAACAAATAGAATATAACTACAAAATATAATTTAAGAATACCTGCAAATAGTAAGGTTAAATTTGCTACTAGCTCACTTAATCAATCAATTAGAATTGATGATGGTAGATTAGATTAAAATAAATATAGAGAACCATGGAAAAGTTTTAGAAATCCATGGTTCTTTTCTTTTATGACCTGTATAAATATATGTAGGAGATTTTAATTATGAAACATTCGAATAAGAAAGTAGATTACATAATTTGTCCGCACTGTGGAGCAGAATATTTACCTAGTGAAATATATTATCCAGATAAATTTTTAGGTAAGCCTCATGATATAGATAAAGTAAATAGTGGTAAAATAGATAATTTCTTAGGAAAGTCTATGGATTTAGAAGAAAGTTATCAATGTGATTTTTGTGATACAAAATTTAGAGTGACTGCAAAAATTCAATTCAAAGTTGAGCAAGTTTCTAAGTATGATATGTCAAAAGCATATGTGACACCATTATTTGAAGAAAAATTGACTCTAGAAGAAGGGATAGCTGAATAATGATAAAAATATCAGAGCAAACAGCTAAAAAAGTTCCTGGACTAACAGCATTAGTAGTAGAAAGTCCATACAACCCACTAGTTGTAGATGTTCTGAAAAACGCTCAAGGATCAGATTATGATGCTAAAACAAAGTAGTGGGAAGTTCCAATAACTAACCTTTCTTATTTATTAGATCATTTTTCTATAATAGATGATATAGAATTAAATTTACTTGAAGATAAAAAAGCTAAAAATATAATTTTTTCACAAAAACCTGATGAGCCTTTTTAGATGTTTAAGCATCAAGCAGAAGCTGTAGAGTTTGGATTAAATAATCCTAAATGGTTATTACTTGATGCTCCCGGGCTTGGTAAAGCGCTTCCTTTAGATACACCTGTTTTAACACCTAATGGATTTAAACCTATCGATGCTATACATGCTGGTGATATAGTTTTCGATGATAAGGGAAACCCATGTAAAGTTATTGAAGAATTTTATCACGAATCTTTAGACATGTATAAATTAGATTTTACAACAAAAGATTCTATAATTTGCTGCAAAGATCATTTATGGTAGGTTAGATACAATAAAGGTGTCTGGGATAAGTGTGATAGAAAATATCATCTAACAGAGTTCAATGAAGCTCGACCTACTAGCTGGCTTATTGAAAATGATAATTGGAAAAAGAATTGTCTAAGAATACCATTTTGTGAGCCTATAAAATTTCCTAAAAATGAATTGCCTATTGATCCATATCTTTTGGGCTGCTTAATTGGGGATGGATCTTTTAGAAAATATATAAGTTTAACTTCGAGCGATCAGTTTATTATTGATCAATGTATACATAGCTTAGAGCAGCTTGAGGGAGATGCATTAAAAATAAGGCTTGATGGTAAATATAGTTATATATTTTCAACAAAATCAAAGAAACCCTCTAAATTAAAGCATGAGTTAGATAAGCTTGGTTTATTAAATCATTTGTCTTACACAAAATTTATTCCTGATATTTATAAACATAGTTCTGTAGAAGATCGTATAGCTCTGTTGCAAGGATTAATGGACACTGATGGTACAGTAAGTTCAGTAAAAACTTATAAGGGAAAATTATCTAATAAAGCATGTTTCGGAACCTCTTCTAAACAATTGCGGTACGATTTTGAATTCTTAATACAATCTTTAGGTGGTTGGTGTTCAACACGAGAGTTTACAGCTTCTTATCGAGACGCATCTGGTTAGAAAAAATAGTGTGCTACTCATTATACAATTTCTATACATTTACCTGATAACTCTATCTTATTTAGATTGCCTAGGAAGAAAAATTTAGTGTCTAAAAGATATAATAAGCCTAGAAGAAAAATAAAGAATATTACATATGTTGGTAAGCAACCTGGAAAATGCATATCTGTAGACAGTCCATCACATTGTTATCTAACAAAAAATTGCATTGTTACGCATAACACCTTATCATTGATTCGGCTAGCAGAAGAATTACATAATCAAGGAAAGATAGAGCATTGCTTAATAGTTTGTGGTATAAATACGCTTAAAAGAAACTGGCAAAAAGAAATATAGAAATTTAGCACATTAAGCTCTAGAATAATTGGTCAATACATAAGTTCAAAAGGTAAAGTTTATACCAGATCTGTTAAAGATAGGGTCGAAGAGCTAAAAAATCCTTTAGAAGAGTTTTTTATTATTATAAATGTGGAATCACTCAGAGATGATGATATAGTAAAAGCTATAAATAAAGGTAAGAATAAATTTGATATGATAGTTGTTGATGAGATTCATACCATGAAATCTCCGACCAGCTCTCAAGGAAAAAATTTACTAAAAATAAATAAAGCTAAGTATCAAGTAGGTGCTACTGGAACATTATTACTTAATGATCCTTTAGATACTTATATGGCTCTAAAATGGATAGGTGCAGAACATTCTACATTAACTAAATTTAAGTATTATTACTGCGAATATGGTGGTCCTTTTGGAAATATGCTAGTTGGATTTAAAAATATGGATCTACTTAAATACCAACTTGAGCAAGTTTCTTTGAGAAGAAAAAAAGATTTACTAAATCTTCCAGATAAGAATATAATAGATGAGTTTGTTGATATGGAAACAGCTCAAAGTAATTTTTATGAAAATATAAAGAAAGGTATAGTAGATCAAGTAGATAAAGTAAAAATGTCTACAGCTAATTTGCTAGCTATGGTTATAAGATTACGTCAAGCAGCAGAATGTCCAAATGTGTTAACTACAGAGAACATACCATCTGCTAAAATTGAACGTTGTATAGATTTAGCTAAACAAATATTATCTGATCCAGATGAGAAAGTAGTTATTTTTAGTTGCTTTAAAGAATCAATAAATTTTATATATAAATAGTTAGCAGAGTTTAATCCATTGCTATGCACTGGAGATATTCCAGATGATATTATATCAAATAATGTCGATATGTTTCAAAATGATTCTGAGCATAGAGTTATAGTATGTACTGGACAAAAAATGGGAACTGGTATAACTCTAAATAGAGCGCATTATGCTATTTTTATAAATACACCATGGACAGCAGGTGTGCAAGAGCAATGGGAAGATCGTATATATAGAATCGGTACAAAGCAACCAGTATTTATATATAGATTATGGGTTAAAGACACTATAGATGAGCGAGTTTTAGACATTCTAAATACAAAAGGTGCCTTGAGTGATTATGTCATAGATGACGAAATGACAACTCAGCAATTAGCTATATTAAGACAATATATAGAAGAATTAAGATAAAAGTTTTAGATCAACTGGTAAAAACAGTTGATCTTTTCTTTATTTTATTATATAATATATATGTAAATAGAAATAAAAAGAGGTGCTATATGTATCAATATTATAATGCTCATCCTAAAGGATTACTCGTTAGAGATTGCGTAAAAAGAGCTATATCTAAAGCAGCTGAAATGGACTATCATCAAGTGCAACTTGAGCTTAATAGATATAAGAAAGTTACTGGAGCTAAAGCTTTCAATTCTGATAGAAATCCGGATAAGTATGTTGTTAATGTATTGAAAGCTGTTAAATTAAGCTTCCCAGCAAAACGTGGTGTTCCTAGAATGAACGGTGAACGTTTTTGTAAAGCTTATCCTAAAGGTAATTATATTCTGCAGATGGCTGGACATTGGTCCTGCTGTGTAGATGGTGTTATTTATGACACCTGGGATTGCTCTGATAAATGCGTTTATACAGCATGGAAGCTTCCAAAGCAAACTGTAGAGATTAGATCTAGCATCAACACTCAACAACACAGTGATGTGCATAGAATAGAAGGTAAAAACAAAAATCAAGTAATTAAGGAATTAAAGAAAGATTTTGAAAGATTCTTACAAAATATCGATGCGTATGCACCTGGAACTAAATTTGTTGCAGAAATATTATAAAAAACAGTTGATTTATTAAAAAATAGCTTTTATAATATAAACAAAAATAGTTCACATGGGAGATCGTGCATGCTGGATGAGTACAGACGTTTATATGAAAACAAAGCAGATAGTATTTTAAAAGAAGATTGGAGGAAAGCTGATAAAAGTTATTTATTTTTTAAACATTTAGAACACGAAAAAGATGATGCATTATTATCAGAAGGATATTTAGCTGCAGTTATAGCTAGATACTGGAATTTAATTAACTCATATTATGCTAGAGGAAGAGGGGCTTATGATGCAGAGACCTGCTATGAGTGGCTTATACATTGCATCCAATACGCAAAAGATCATAAGCCATGGGCTAAAGGTGGAAATCTAGAAGGTCAACATAATGCTCCCGATAAATGCATAAATATTTATATGAGTAGTATGAGACAAGGTTTCTATCAATGGAGTAATGCTAAAAAGCGTGCTGATTACTTTACACAAACCACCAGCTTAAACAAAATGACAGAAGAAACTGGTGATGCAAATTTACCTATAGTAGATGATACCAAAGCTCTTGATGAGTATTTAGATATTAAGAACTTAGTCGTGAAAGAATTTAAGAGTAAAAATTATATGAGCTCATTTCTTATCGATGGTATTGTAAACACTGCTTGCATTGATACGATAAAAGAGAAAAATGATCCATACATATATACTCAGTTTAATAGAAAGAAGCTTTCTAGACATATAAGAAGTATGGATGATGATTATTGTAGCAGCTTTTCTAAGCAATATGAGTTACCTAGTGAAGAAGTTTTGTTAGCTAGAGATGAGTGTAAGAAAGTATCTTCTACAAAAATTTATAATTTGCTTAACAATACTTTAACAAAATTATCAAAAAATTTACTCGTCAAAAATTGATTTTTGACGAGTCTGTTCTGTATAAGATGTAAAAGGAGTATTTAGATGCTTATAGATTTGTTATCAACAGATAATCTTGCAAATTATAATGTTAAGATAGCTCAGGTAATGGGCTTGCATACCGCTATTTATGTTAATGAGCTTATAAATATAAGTAATAAAGCTACGTAGAAAAATAAGCTTATAGTAGATAAATTTTTCATTTTAGATCGAAGATACATCACAAAGCGAACAACCTTAGAGTTGGAAGAGCAATTAGCTATAGATAATAAATTAATGAAAGTAGATGTTATGCAAAAACCTGCTGGTGAGGTAGATAACATCTATATTGATATAGATAAACTTGCTAGTATGATTTCATCAGATGATAAGCAATTTTTAGATTCTGTCACAAAAAAGACTAAAGTAAAAACAACAGTTTTACCTGGTATGAAACAGACAATAAAACAAAAGCAAGCGTCTGAGATGAAATCTTATATAACAGTTACTTTCCCAGAATTGAAAGAAGCTTTCGAAAGTTGGGTAGATGGGGTGCTTGCTAATCCGAAAGGTTTCTTATCTAAGAAAGCAGTGAGCTTATTTCAACGAGATGTTGATACTTTTGCTAATGGTGATTTAGATATAGCGCTTAAAGTTATTGAAATAGCTACAATAAATGGTTATAGAGACGCAAGCTGGGCTATAAATGTTTTTAATAGAGATTATGCAAATAATTTCAGAAATAGATTTGTAAGTACAACTACTCAGAGACGAGCAGAAGTAGCTGATGAGGTGTTTTAATGATTGAAAGCTGCTTATTTGCTGATAGATGTAATAAAATAGATTGTGATAAAGATTTTTGTGTTAAAAAGTTTAAGTTAGATTATCTTTTTGATCAAGCTTTATTATCAGAAAAACATAAGAAAGAGCTAGTTTTAAGAGTAGACGCAGATAAGAGAGATTTAGAAGCATTTAAATACTTAAAATCTATCCAAAATTCTGTAGAAAAATTTGTTGAAAATGGCGATAATCTATATATCCACTCATTGATAAGTGGTAATGGAAAAACTAGTTTTGCTATTAAAATATTAAAAGAATATTTTTATAGGATTTGGTCTAAATCAGATTTAAGATGTAGAGGTCTGTATATACATGTACCAAAATATCTTATTTCTTTGAAAGATAATATATCAGAAAAATCTGATTATGTTCAGCATATTAAGAAAAATGCTTTAGATGCTGACTTAGTTATATTTGATGAGGTTGGTACAAAAAGCTTAACTTCTTTTGAATTTGAAAACATACTTACTATAATAAACGCTAGATTAGATTATGGTAAAGCAAACATTTATACGTCTAACTTGACTAATGAAGAGCTTCTAGATAATTTAGGAAGCAGATTGTATAGTCGTATTGTGAACAACAGTAATGATGTTGTTTTTGTTGGTCAAGATAAGAGAGGATTATTTCAATGATACAATTACAAATGTTAAATTACCTGTTAAAGACCGGTGATTCTTCTATTATAGTATTAAATAATTTAGATAAAACATTTTTTTCTGATTATCAGGAACACTTTGATTTTATAAATAACCATTTAAATACATATGGTAAAATTCCAGATCAAATAACTTTCTTATCTAGATTTAGTGATTTTGATATAGTTGAAGTAAACGAATCTTCAAAATATTTGTTAGATGAGCTTTATAACGATAAAAACATGCGCTCTTTAGCAAAAACATTTAATCAGATAAAAGATTTGTTAAATGATAAGAAAGTCGATGAAGCTATGTCTTTATATATGAAAGCATCTGAAGAAATGACTCAAGGTATTCATCTAGATTCAGTTGATATCTTGAGAGATACATCTAGATATGATGCTTATATAGAGAGATCAGAAGATTTTGCTAAATACTATGTTAAAACAGGCTTTAAAGAATTAGATGAAATAATCGGCGGCTGGGATAGACAAGAAGAATTAGCAACTATAATTGCACGTCCAAATGTAGGTAAGAGCTGGATATTACTTATAGTAGCTATTGCTGCAGCTAAGCAAGGTCTAACAGTAGGTTTATATTCAGGTGAAATGTCTGAAAGAAAAGTTGGCTATCGTGTAGACACATTAGTTTCACATTTATCAAATACTAAACTTATTCATGGTAATAGAGATATTCAAAATGAGTATAAGAGATTTTTAGATAGTTTATCAGAAGAAATTCCTGGTAAAATAAAGGTAGTAACACCAACTATGCTGGGTGGTGCAGCCGGTGTAAATGCCTTAAAAGCTTTTATAGATAAAGAAAAACTTGATATTTTATGTATTGACCAACACTCATTATTGGAAGATGATAGACACGCAAAAGATCCAGTTACTAAAGCATCTAACATTTCTAGAGATCTCAAAAACTTGCAAGTCCTTAAGAAGATACCTATTATTGCTGTTTCTCAAGGTAATAGATCTATAAATGAGACTGGTCAACTGGGATTACAAAATATCGCACAATCAGATAGAATCGGTCAAGACTCAACTGTTGTATTAGGTTTAGATCAAAAAGATGGTGTTTTATCAGTACATTTACTTAAATCCAGAGATAGTGCTAACGGTAAGATTCTTAAGTATAATGTTAACTTTGATAAAGGTACGTTAGTTTATATTCCTAGCGAAGATGATGCAGCTGGTGGTAAATATTGCGAAGACTTAAATAATAGATACGAAGAAAGTCATGATATAGGGGAAGATGAGTTTTAATGCAACTTATTATAGGTAACAAAGTAATAAACACACCTATAACAGATATACTTGAAACTTTAAGAAAGGAAACTGGTTACAGATATTTTCGAGAAATCAAATTAAAAGGAAATAATTATACTGTAACATGTCCTTTTCATAAGATGGGTCAGGAATCACACGCTAGTTGTCAAGTATTCTGCGACGAAGCTGATCCAAAAGTTGAGTATGGATATTTTCACTGCTTTACCTGCGGTGAGAATGCACATTTATATGATGTTGTAGCACACTGCTTTAGTCAAAATGCAGACTTTGGTAAAGAATGGTTACTTGAAAGGTTCGGTAACACATTTATACAGTACGAAGAAACATTGACTGATATTATTCTTGATAAACCTAAAAAAACATTTTTAGATCCAAATATACTTGAGGAATATAATTATTATCACCCATATATGTGGAAAAGAAATCTTACAAAAGAAGTCGTAGATAAATTTCAAGTAGGTTTTGATCCAAAGACTCAATCTATAACATTTCCAGTTTGGGATCAGTTTAATAATTTAGTAATGGTGACTAAAAGGTCTGTAAATACAAAAAATTTCTTTATACCAGAAGATGTAGAGAAACCAGTTTATTTACTTAATTTTTTATTGCAAGAAAAACAAACAACAGCTTATATTTGTGAAAGTCAAATAAATGCTTTGACGCTTCAAGGTTGGGGGTATCCAGCTGTAGCATTATTTGGTACTGGATCAGAGCAACAAATGAAAATATTAAATAAATCTGGTATAAGACATTACTACTTATGTTTTGATGGTGATACGCCTGGTAATAAAGCTATAAATAGGTTTAAGAAAAATATAAGAAAAGATGTTTTAGTAGATGTTGTAAGAATACCTTTTGGAAAAGATGTCAACGATTTAACTGAAAAAGAATTTAAAAATTTAGAAATAATTTGACAAAAACTTAAATATTGATATAATTAAGTTTGTATAAATAATTGAACTATAAAAAAGATATATAATTGGAGGATATTTTAATGGCAAAAATGGATTGGAATACATACCAACAAAGAGCCGCTGCTATGGAAGCTGGACAACAAAGTGGTAATGGTCCTAGAGTTGGCTTTTTCGCTCTTAAAAATGATGGCGATAAAGCAGTAGTTAGAATTATGCATGATAGCCCAGAAGATTTTGATTTGGTAGCAGTGCACTCAGCAAACATTGATGGAAGATACAGAAACGTAAGCTGTCTTAGAGGTCCCAATGATCCTATGGATATGTGTCCTTTCTGTGATGCAGGTGAAAAGACCTATCTTAAGATTTATATTCACCTTATCGAATATACTAAAGACGAAAATAATCAGATTATTGCTACACCTAAGGTTTGGGAACGCACTGCATCTTATGCTAAAACTTTAGTTAATTACATGAACGAATATGGTCCCCTCTCTGATGTGATTTTTACAATTACTAGAAGCGGAGCAAAAGGTTCTAGAGATACTACATACTCTCTCATGTATGCACCTCCTCAAATTTATAGAGAAGATCTTTATGTTAAAGATACTACTCTTTTTGAAGGTTATCAAGCAACTGGTGCAGCTGTACTTGAAAAATCATATGAAGATATGCTTAAACTTCTTGATTCTCCAGCAGGACAAACTCCAGCTAATAATTATGTAGCTAAAGCAACAGCACAAGCAGCACCTAGACAAAATTATTCAGCACCGGCACCTGCAGCTAGACCTACTTATAACGAAGTTGTAAATGCAGCACCTGCAGCAGTACCTCAATATGAAGCTCCTGCAGCACCTTCTACTCAAGAAGCACCTGCTAGAACTTATAGACAACCTACAGTTCCTGCAGAAACTAGACCTGCTTATAATGCACCTGCAGCTGTAGATGGGTATCAAGCACGTCCTCGCAGAGTTTATTAATAAATAATTTGAGGAGAAAAATCTATGGTAGATTCATTGTGGGGTGATGATTTCATTATAAAGAAAACCCCTAAAGAAGCTAAAAAGATAATTAAAAAAATATCTGAGCCAAAAGATTCTTCTTCTGTTGTAAAAAAAGCCGTAAAGTCCAAAAAACTATCCGTCCATGAAAAGTTAGCTATTATTACCGAGAATGTTAAAAAGATTCTCGGTAGATACGCTGACAACACTCAAGTGATAAGGACACGGCAAGAGTTAACTGATTATATCGACATAGCTATAAAAAATAATGTAATTGCGGTCGATACTGAAACGAATAACAGTCTTGACCCCATCACATGTAAATTGATGGGTCCCTGTTTATATACACCAGGTTTAAAGAATGCTTATGTACCATTAAATCATGTTAACCCAGATACTTTAGAAAGATTTGATTGGCAATTAACGGAAGAAGATGTAAAAGAAGAATTAAGTAGACTTACAGATACTAAAATAATAATGCACAATGGTAAGTTCGACTATTCTGTAATAAAATGCACCACAGGTGTTGAGTTAAGCATTTATTGGGATACAATGATTGGTGCAAAAGTTTTAGATGAGAATGAGAGGTCAGCTGGTTTGAAACAGCAGTATATCGAAAAGATAGATCCATCTATTGAAAAATACTCTATAGATCACTTATTTGAAGATATAGAGTATGCGATGGTTGACCCAGAAATATTTGCTTTATATGCTGCAACAGACTCTTATATGACTTATAAGCTTTATGAGTGGCAAAAAGATAAATTTGAGATACCTGGTCACCAGCGTTTATATAGCCTTTTTAGAAATGTAGAGATTCCTGTAATAATTCCTATAGCTGAAATGGAAATGACTGGTGTAGAAGTAGATCAAGAATATGCTGAGTTGTTAAGTAAAAAGTATCATAAGAAATTAGATACAATCGATCTTAAAATAGCTGCAGAGTTAGCTACATTAAAAGATAAAATAGCTGAGTGGCGTTTAACAGAAGATGCTAATTTCCACCCGATAGCAACAAAACCTAACAAATATGGTGAGTATTTAGAGCAAAAATCTAAATCAGAGCAATTAGAAGATCCTATAAACTTAGCCAGTCCAACACAGTTAGCTATATTATTCTATGATATATTAAAATGTCCACCTGTAGATAAAAAGAAACCTAGAGGAACAGGTGAAGCACAATTAAAAGCTATAGAGCAGAAATTAAAACTTCCTATTTGTAGCCTTTTAGTAGAAAGACGTGAATGGGTAAAATTGATAACTACTTACATAGACGTAATTCCGGAACTAGCAAAAAGATGGCCTGATGGTAGAGTTCGTACTCACTTTAACCAATACGGGGCAGCTACGGGTCGTATGAGTTCGAGTGATCCGCTGAACCTGTAGAATATACCATCACATAATAAAGAAATCCGTATGTTATTTAGAGCTGCTGATAATTGTGTATTAGTTGGTAGCGACTTCAGTTTATAAATCTGTTGGCTGAAGTAAAACTTACTTAAACGGGGAACTCTCATTGAGACAATCCCGTGCCAAATCAATCTTAAGATTGATAGTGCGTAGAGACTATCGAAAAGGTAGGCGTAAGCTGAGTAACTGAGTAGAGTAGGCTTCAAGCGAAGTCGAA